AAGAAGAAGAGGAATCGGATGATGACGATGAGGAAGAAGAAGAGGAATCGGATGATGACGATGAGGAAGAAGAAGAGGAAGAACTGACCGGTGAAGAAGAAGAAGAGGAAGAACTGACCGGTGAGGAACTTGCCGAAATGGACTTCGAAGAACTTGAGGATGTCTGCGACGACAAAGACCTTGAAACTGACCCAGACGATTATGATGAAGACGACATCGAAAAACTCCGTAAAGCAATCGCTAAAGAACTCGGTCTCAAATTGCCGGCAAAGAAAGAAGCCAAAGGTAAAGGCAAGAAAGGGAAAAAGTAATCTGGTAACCGTATTCAAGATTTAAAAGAAGGTAGGGAAATTTCCCTACCTTTACTATCAACTATTAATAAACGTAGAAGTTTACTTATAATAACCATTAACTTATAAAACATTAAAAATTATGGCAACAAAGAAATCAGACTCCAAGAAGAAAGGGGATAAAGAAAAAGACCCCGAAAAAGAAGCTAAACGCAAGGCTCGTCAAGAGGCACTTAAGGATCGGCCGGCTGAACAACGCCCTAACAGCAAGCAAATCGATGTTATTGCCATTAACGACAAATCCAAGGTAATGAACTTTGGTTATGCCGTTAAGAACAAGGAAGGCTATCAGGGTGTAGTGGTTACTTCTGTATTGGTTACGGATGGTAAACCGGTATCAACTTCAGTTTCATTCGTTCCGGGAACTCTTACCGTTAAGTCTAAGAAAGGACATGGCGTTATTTGTTCTCCGAAAAACAAAAAGGCTAAGGAAGAAGAAGAGGAAGAATCAGAAGATTAATGCACATCCTAAAATAGCGATTACATATCGTCTGCAATAGTTTAAATTTAATAGAGTAACAACCCCACACTTAGGGCGTTGTTCAGCCAAAAGCTCATTGCCTGTGAAGGTAGTGGGCTTTAATTTTTTATACCCATGGAAGAAGAGAAATTAGCAATTCGAAAGAATATTCGAATACTTGCATTGGATAATCTAATAAATACTTATACTGATGTACTAGAAGATAAAGAATTAAACCTGGGACCAGATGAAAGGGAACTTGCCATCAATATAATAAATGAGGCAAGAGAAATGCTATCAGAAGAAACTCAGGAAGTATCTAACCAAGTAATGCAAAGACCCAAATGGAAAAAGACTTAAGATTATTAGTGGGAAACATTAATCAAACTCTCAGAGAATTAGATTATGTTTCGTACCTTAAAAAGGTAGCTCTTAGTAAGGGTAAGAAAGGCGAATACCAATCCCATAGGTTGAAGAGTAATTATCTGAAAAGAAAACTCATATCTCTTAAAGGAGCCCTGAATAAAAAACTTCATGGGACTTATATTGTTGCCCAATTTAATTTTATAAGGGGGGAACAGAAAGAAACTTTTGAACAAACTTTTACGGACTTATCTCAGAAAGAGGTAGAAGATATACTTCAACTCGAGGCAGTTTTAAAACAATGCAGTTTAGAAATCCTAGAAATTAAAGAAATCCCAACCCAAATTAGGAAGGTATAACTATGGTATTATGTAAATAGGAAATTCAATTATTCACCTAATATAAATGAAAATGGCTAAGAAAACAGAAAAGAAGAGTAAATCGGAATCCAAGACTCCGGAACTCACAAAGGCTAAGAAAGCTTTGGATGCTTACCTTAAAGAGAACAAGTTGGACCCTACTAAGGATTGGACCAAAGACAAGAAACATGGTAAAAAGGTTACCGAACTTGTAAACAAGCTCAATAAGGAAAGAGACAAAGTTGCTGCTGCCTATCCTGAAGCTGACCAAGAGAACAACAAGAAATTGGTAAAACTCCAGGAAAAAGAGAAGAAGGAAAAAGCTGAGAAGAAGGCTGCCAAAGAGAAAAAGGAAAAGAAAGGAAATGGCGGTAGAACAGCTACCAAATACGATTATCCTCTCATCGATGGCAGAGAAATGACTTCGGCTGAGAAGAAAAAATACCGTATGGAGCAAAGAAAACTTGCTTCAGGTAAGGCTCCAAAGGAGGAAAAGGAAACTAAGAAAAAGAAGGAAGAAAAGGTAAAAGAGAAACCGGCTTCCGATAAGAAAGATAAGAAGGCCAAAGACAAGAAGCAAAAGAAGGCCGCTAAAGAAGAAGATTAATAAGAGCACTTTTTACTTTTACTTATCATATTTTTGAGTATTCGTTAATAATGGTAGAAGGCCTGGCAATATAAAAATTGTTCAGGCCTTTTATTTTCTAATTAAGTCGAAAATGGAACAAGAAGTATATAAACCAAAACTTAGAATCACTACACTATCAGAGAATGGTACCCCATTATCCGATAGGTTGGTAGATGCTTATACCGAGATGAATTCAGGTCCAAAGGTACAGCATAACGGTCCCATAAGAGTAGAAGTAACTCTTACTAATAAACAAGATATTGATAACTTCAAAGAATACTTAGATAGGTTATCTGGTACATTGCCTGCTAAGGCACCTAATGTGGGCAGAGGAAGACCTGCAGGGTCTACAACTAAGGAATTGGAATCACCAAGGGAGGACATTCTTGCAGATGTAGAGAAAATGATTGAAGAGGGTAAAAGCCAACAAGATATCATTAAATATCTTAGGGGATTGGGATTTGTATTTATCCTTACTGAGGACTTTCTATTTCACTTTCCTGGATTTGAGTTCAATAAAAAGGATGTGGGAGAAGCAACCGACAATAAGCAATATCCAAATTCATTCTCTTGGATGGCAAGATGTATCAAACGAGCTAAGGACCCAAAAGCAGATAAATTTGACCCAATGGTAATCTTTGGTTTTAGCATTCTTGGGGGACCCTCGAAAAAGATTATCCCATATCTCTATAAGGAAAGGAAGAAACCATTAAGGGCCCAAGTTGGTAAAAACGTAATCTCTTTCTCTCAAGCAGAATTCACTAAACTTCCCAAGTATATGAGGGAAGATGAACGTATTAAGTTCTCTACAGAGCAAAGACAATTACTTCTCAACCCAGAAAAGAAGCCTTCTAAATTCTTTATGCGATGGGTAGATGATGCTATTTTCCCCGACTCAGTCAAGGAAAAGATAGAGGAAATCAAGAACCGCTAACACTTACCTCCGTATTTATTAAAAGAGTATTTTATATAAAATAATTTTAGTATATTTGCATAAAGAAAATTTAATTATGGACAAGGAAACAAAAGACATCGTAAAGCTCATTGCTGGTATTCAGATTGAATCACTCAACTCAATCAAAGAGGATGTTAAAAATGGGAATGATATTGCCCAAGACTTAATCAAAAAACTCCTTCAGATTGAGGATGACGAAATAATTCGAGCACTAGATGAGCACATTGAATTATACGTGGAAATCGAGAATACTCCTCAACTGATAAATATGCTAAGTGAATACCAAATGCTGGTATGCTCTCACATATTGTTCAGAATGGAAGATGAATGGGTACATACTAATTCTCAGGGAGTACTTGGTACCTGGGCAATCTTCCAGAGGGCAAATCTCAAATTCCACCCAGAACTAACACTTTTAAAATTTTAATATAGACATGGAAAAGAACGAATACTTAGAATCAGTAGAAATGAACACCGGAGTCGAAATGATTCCTTGCGAATCCTCTAATATTGAGGGCTTTGGTTATGACTCAAAGAAAAAACAACTTTGGGTTGCTTTTAAAGGTAATCGAGTTTATCGCTATGATGGTGTACCTTACGAAATCTGCAACGGTTTACATCAAGCAGAATCAAAAGGTAAATACCTTGCAAAGAACATTAAAAATAAATTCGAAACTACAGGTTATGAACTCAGAAACTAAATTCATATTGGGCCTGGTAACCCTGGGGGCAGTGATTTACTTTATTGGTGAGAATAGAACTCATCCAGTAGAAGTGAGCACTGCTCCTTCTCGTTTTGAAAGTCCAATAACCAAGTTAATCTCTCTTCAAGATAGCATGGGCATTAAACCAAAAGAAGAGAAGAAGCAATGGTATAAATATAGGGTAGAAATAGAAACGATTCCAGAAAATCAAATCTATAAGATTGAGAAATCTGGATACCAGCAATATGAAGTTTCTAGATTGGGTGAAACTTATTCTTATGTAACCTACGAATTTACCTCAGACAAGGTAATGACTACTCAAGAAGCCTATGACTTCGTAAAGAAATATCCTGAAAGATGTACAAGGGTACCCAATACATCACAAGATAACATTTACGATAAATATAACGAGGATTACGAAGATTACATAAATGACCCAGAGGATGAAATTAACTATCCTCCAGAAATCTTCGACTTCCTAGCCGATTAACCCGAGCAAATAGAAAATAATTCAAATAAAATTTTTCTATTTAAAATAAAGTTCTTATATTTGTATCAGAAAAAGAAATTAATCATTTTACTAACATTTTAAATATAGACGTTATGAAAAAGAATGAAACAAAGGTTACTAACCTGGTTGCAACTAAGGTTGCCGAACAACCTGAAGGAATCAAAAATTCCAAGACTAAAACTTCTAAGGCTTCTACTCCTAAGGCCAAAAAGACTAAAAAGGAATTGGTAAAAGATGCTCAAGAAGCTGCCACTAAGTTTGCCAATGCTAAATTGGTAGAACTCTCTCCCAAAACCCAAACTTCCAAAAAGGAACAGGTTGTCAAGGAAGTAAAGGAACAACAAAAACCCTCTATCATCGAACAGGTAATCTCCAATCGAGAAGTTAAATACGTATATCCGGAGGATGTAGTTGATACTCTTGCTCGGAAGAAATGGAGACAACAAACCAGAAACGAACTTCATCGATTGGAACTTGCAATGGCTCGTATCAAGGATCAGAACTCCAAGGAATTCAAGGCTGCTGCTAAAGCATACGAGGACTTCAGGAAGAAAGTCCTCAAACCAGAACAAGTTGCATAAACCTTTATTAACCAGATGCCCAGGTAATTATCCCGGGCATCTTAATTCATACAAAATGGATTATACTATCTTCTCTGATAAAGAGATGCTTAAGCAGGACAAAGAATTGGTAGAATTACATAAACGATGTTGTAAGTCCTATCTAATCCAACATTCACTTAAGCACTCCAAGATTAAGAAGTTCTTTATCGTTTACGATTGGTATATAAATACTGATACCGTAAGGAATTTCTTTTTCAGGCCTATAAACCTTTTCATTCAGGCATTGCTTTTAGGGCAACTTGATGAAATATCCGATTACATTAATCCTAACAAAAATGGAAAACGAAAAAAGAAACGAACCAGAAAAGTATAACGTACTTTACTGCAAAGGCAAATATCAGTATAAATCTAAATATCCCCAAATAGAAACTAAACATAAGGTTATCTATGCAGGGCCAGTAGAACCAATGGCACCCATCTGGGATAATGTATCAGATATATTAAGGAAATCTGATAGAATTTGTACTGAATCTCGAAGAGAATTAAAGAAGTTAGAGGAACGTTCACAGAATAACCTTTACTTCAAGAAAAATGGTATTACCCATATAATTGTATACAAATGTTTAGAGAAATAGTTAAAGACCTATATATAGGCAAATCGAAGTTAACCATAGAATGTAACCAAAAGGAAATACCCCAAACTACTCTGGTTCAAGACATATTACAGAATACTGGATTTACGGGTAATATGCCCGACTACGGTACCTATGGTAATTTCAAGGATGGGAAATTTGAGATTACTCCAATGATGCCTAAGCATTGCTTATTTATTACTGGAGTACCCAAAGGGGCAATCCTTGATAATTTCAGAGTTAGAAGAACATATTGGTCCTCTTATTATGAGGATGATGTAAGAGGGTACTTATTTCAAATTACAGATGAAAGTATACCTCGTTTAATAATCACAAACTAAATCTATATGGAAGCAATCGATTACGTAAAATTATTTAAGCTCGACCAAGAGAATTATGATTTTAAAAGGGAAGAGTTTATATCCGAATTAGGTAAAGAATTTCTAGATTATTGCCAAACTACCACAATTGGGGTAGATAAAAAGACTGGCAATATATACTACTACCGATTTAGGGAAATAGTTAAGAATTTCGAAACTAAATTCTGGGCAATCTCAGAACTTAAAATAGGGGAACCATTAACTCAGAAATTATGGAATGCCTTTTTCGCTACTCAGGTAGTTCCTTTAAGGCAAAGGTTATTCCCAAAGGTTCAGAAATTAATCGAAGAGCAAAAGGGGATAACCAATAACCGTAGTAAACAAGACAAAAAACCTACGAACCATAAAAAGGCAAACTATGGCAAGGGAAATCACAGACCTGCATGGGAATAAATTTAAGGTAGGAGATTATAAACTTTGCCTTAATATCCCCATCACTGGGAAAGGTAATTTAGTATTCACCAGGGACCTAATCTCTGGTGAACCTTTTAATTTATCAGTAAGTAAGAAAAAATATAAGGGATATTTCTATAACCTATCTTTGAATCTGTATGTAAGGTTCGATTTAGAGTATATGGGTTATGATGAAAGTTCCGATATCAGAAAATCTCATTTGTATGTCAGAAAAGGAAAATAAAATGGTAAGATTCCCAAGACCTATGGGGACTACTGCAATGGCATTAGAATATCAGAAGAACCCAAATGATGAACTTCTGATAAAGATACACAACTACATTATTAATCAATGGCTGATGGGTAATGGAGTATTATGTGGTATCACTTATGATATCAATACATTCTCATACCGTATGGGTATAGATATTAACTACATACGGGTATTTATGAGAGATAGGCTATTAAGCTCTAGAATATGGGATAAAGAAAAGGCAGAAGATTTACTACAAGCATTAATGGGAGAACAACTAGCATGGGCTTTGGAAGACCGTATGGAAATAGCCCATCAGGTTAATATCCTAAGAGAATCTCAGGGAGGGAAATACGTACCGTTTATATCTGCCGAGCTGGGAAAGGCCCTTAAATTAAAGCTTGAATCCTCTACATCTCTGCAATCAATAGTACGTAATCTTACTGGAGGAAGTACTACAAATATCTTTGCCCAATTTAATCAACAGAACAACGTAACACAGCAAAATGCAATCACCATTGAAGAGGCACGTCAAATCGTATTGGAATCACAAAGGGTATTGGATAAACCAGAAGAGGCTAAACTATTGGAGGATAGGTATGACATTAAGTCTCTACCTGAAGTAGTTGCTACTAAACAAGAAGGAGTAGATACCAGTAAAGAGGGTCTTAACCTTAATAAAGCAGAGCTAATGCAAATTACTGATGATTATAAGGGAGCTATGTCTTCATTCTCTAAAGAACATCATGAACTACGTAGAGAAATCGAAATGCGTATAGACCCAGACGAAGAAGACCCAGAGTTATACCAATATGAAGACTTTGAGGAAGAAGAGAAAGAGGACGGCTCATTTGCATCTCAATTCCTCCGAAATAGTAAGCTTCCATAGTTATATCCGGATATTGCATATTTAAAAAGAAAGAATTATATTTGCATATCAATTTTAAAATAGACAAAAATATGGAACTACCAAAGACATCTTACAAAGAGACTCAGGTTAACAAGGTTAATCAGGGTACATACTTTAAATTAAAACCAACTGATACTGCTCCAGTATGGGTAAGAGACCATTATGATAAATCATCTAAGACTTATGCTTGCCATAAGTATGATGACTCAAATCACGAAAAATTTCTCAAGGGAAAAAGGAAAATATACATTGACTTTACATTTTAATCACATGAACTTATTTAGACGAAAGAGATGCTGTAGTGAACTCATTGCTATTAAAAATGGCAACTTAGTATTCGAATTGAGTAATACTCATATCAATGCTGCTTATAATACTTTACAGGCAATAATGAGGAAATCGGGTATATTCGATGAGAATCTATATTTTGACTTGTACCGAGAATATAGAAGACATTATGCTATATACGACGTAGTACCATCGTTGCTAAGGTATAAGTTACCATTGATATTTTCAGGTAGATATCCTAAAAATCTATTCGATAATCAGTTTACCTTTGAGGAATTGATACCTAATGCTTTGGTATATCATAACTTACCAGAAAATTTCAGATTACCCGAAAGCTTAGAGAAAATCCTTTTAGAAGTCAAGAAAAGGGTATCTGCTTATATAGACCAAGATGGCATATCAGACCAGGGTTATAGGGATTTGGTTCGAACAAATTTCGTAAAACAATGGGATGTATTTAGAAAAGACCCATCTCTTATAGATTGCTATATGGATGCTCAATTGGGCATGCTATATATGTGGGCTAGAGTAGAAAATAAAACAATAGTAAAGAACATAATCGAAAGAACTCAAGATGAACTAGCTCAAGAGTTCTTATCTAAAAATGACGAATATGGAAAATAAAGAAAAGTTTGCCTTCAGAAATGTAAACATGTCTCAAGGTGTAGAGGTAGAATTTATTAAATTGCTTACCTCATTAGAGACTAAAAGTGATGAAGATATTATTAAAGCTTTTAAAGCTCAATTATCTTCTGGAGTATTAACTTGCCATGCAGAAATGTTATCTAGAACACCAAATCAGATAATATTTCAAACATCTCAATTCAGTAAACCCTATAACTTTTACAAAAACTGGGAACTATGGGTATTCTCTAATATCCTGGGTGTATGGACTCTAAATAGGTTTAGGATATGATTACAATGAAAAACCTCCAAGTAGAGGATATAAAAGATGAATGGTTATATAATGCCTTAACACAGGGCATCAAGGAATGTATAACTGCTCCAGTCCTAACTTTGGACCCAACAAAGCCAGAACCAATTAAGAGGGCAGAAATGATACTGGAGAATTTCTCTCAGGAGGATTCTCCAGTAGTAGCTACTGTAATTGCTCCAGGCAATTTCATACAGATGATATTACCGAAACATGAGATACTTCTCTCGGTAATGTTCATATATAAGGAAAGAAATACCTATGTACAGCTTGTAATACAAAAACTTGCTTATGAACGAGAAAAGACTACCACCAAGACTAATGGTTCTGCTAGTAGTACTGAAGGGTGAAAAGGTATATAAAGTACCTATTAGGTCTGAAATAAAATTAGACCACCCAAAGGATTTCAATACACTAAGAAGAATCCTTACTCCTTTAGTACAACTATATCATGGAGTAGGTTTTGATACTAGACTTACTTACGATGGATTCAGTATCTTCATTAATGACCTACAACATTTGGGATATGAACGGTTAGATGAATATTCCTCGGGTATACAAGAATTAGTAGAAGCAAAACCCATTACTGAGAATAACCAAGATGTTGAGAAAATACGAAAAGGGTTACTTATCTCTCTTAAATCTCAGGAGTTATCAGAGATATTAGCTACTAAAATAAAGCAAGCCATACATGAAGTATTTGAAAACGAAAAGAAGAAAGGTGGACTAATGAACAAGGAACCCTCTTTAGAACCTATGGAGAGTTCAATTATAAGAGAGGCTTTATATTTGCTTACTCCACAATTACCCTAATAATTGAAAGGCAGTCTAAACCACTGCCTTTCATAGCGTGTACACATCCTCAGCCTCCCTAAAAATAAATTAGATATATTTTTCTATAAAAATAAAAATGCTTATATTTGCATATCAATTTTAAAATAGACAAAAATATGAAAACGAACTCAGTAACTTACAATCAAGCAGACGAACTAACTAAGGTAGTTCGCAATTTCTTAGAAAAGAAATCTACATTTGAACTTGACTCTGATGAACAGGGTAGTCTTCTTAATTTCCTAATGGGACTCTTAATCAAACTAGAGGATGATTACAAACTCAATTGCTTGGATATTAATCAGGTACAAATCTATGATACTACCTATTATTCTTTCATTTTCGAATCAATCCTAACTGCCGATACTAATCCCTATAAGGGGCAATTAGCATCTGCTGCAGTTCAATTCATGAATGAATTTACCGATAACGATGGGAGGTTCATATCATTCAATCAACTCGATAGAAACAACTGGATTTTCCAACTTAATTTCTCAATCGCATGACAAAGTATAACGTTAGTCCATTAGTTGCTCGGGAGATAGAATTCTCCACGGGCACTATCTTTGGTGGTAGTTGGTGCCGATACTTTATTTCAATCACCCTACATCAATGCTATATAGAAGCAACATGGAAAACCCGTCCTAAAAATGATTTAGACGGGAACAAAGAAATCTTCCAACAACTTGCAGTATCAGAATTATTTAACCAACTAAATAAATAATCACTATGGTAAACTTATATAAATTACTCAACGTACTGGAACAGGGCATGTCTCTGTTCCAACTTAATAAATGGAAAACCGAAGGACTTTGGTACCCAATTACCCAATATAAAAAGGAATCAAATGAAATACAGGTAGTAACTAACCTATTTATTGCTGACCAGGAACAGTATCATATCCAACTATCAGGTAATTATCCAGAAGAATTCGATGACTGGAATAACTTTCTAGAGGAAAACCAATGGAAAATCTATCCCTTACTTGCAAACATAATGCAGGTCTTCTTGCCCACAGGGAACTACCAATTATTCTATACTCAATATCCACAGGGATTCATATCCATAATCGCTAAGCCCCATGATAAGTAAAGAACTCAAATCACAATTAAGTATTCTCAAGGAAACTAACCCAGAATATATTCAAACCCTAAAGGATGCCGTTACGGCATCCTATAAGGCAGAACTTCAGGCAATCAAACCCAGTTCTACCGAAGAAGAGGAACAACTCAATATCGAACTCAAGGACATAGTATTAAAAATACTATTTGGGCCTTTCTATAACTATTTCGTATCAGAATACGTAGTATCAGATACTATATGGGAAGAACAGGATAAACTAATCGAGGACTTATATTATTACTTCAAATCATGACACCGTATATTCAACAACAACTTAAAAAGCTATGCGATAATCCAAATTGGTATGACGATATGCTCATCTTATGGGATAAAAACCCAAGAAATCAAAGGGAAGCTATTTATAACTACCCTTTCTCATGTACAACTAAATGGGTTACTAGAAAACACTCAGATAGTTTTTACATTCATAGATGGCTACATGAAACCAGCTTTCTATTTCGAAATTCCCAGAGATACCAATCGATATCTTATACTGGGAATCCTCGATGAAGCAGGTTATCCTCATTGCTGCCTATTAGGCCAACCAAAACAAATGTTTAACCCTCAACTCAATTAACATCATGGAACCAATCATAACAGTAAACGATTATCCAATCGGATGGGAATGGTTAGACAGAGTACCTCTAGAGGACTTTAACTGGCTAATCGAGATATTTGCTATCCTGACCGATAACACTGATACTTATAACTTTGTAGGATATGCGGATTCAGAAACCTTACCAGGTCATCAGAAGATATGCTCAGTAGACAAGATACCATTAGCTAACTTCCTAAACGAAGACCAAGGCTATCAAACAGGTATATCAATGTACGGCCACTACATAGCATGCAAATGCCTTGACATATCCTCAGAAGAGGAATATATGAATCAATTTACCGATATAAGAATACTAACCAACGAACTATAAACTATGCTAACATCAGGTAGATTCTTAGTATCATTCGAAGTCCCGGGACCATTACCCGGGACTACCGAAGGCTTCTGCGAAGAAATGAACGTAGTGTACAGAACTGAGGAACTTAATACCTACCTCCGCTACCCCAAACAAGAAATAAACCCATGGCATAAACATAGTACCTACATAAGGCTAAAGCTAAGAGAGATCCTTAAAGTAAACCTAACAGATATAACCATAATCGATATAATATCACTACCATGAATATCATCTATCACATAATCCGAATAATCCTATCCGTAGGCACCATCCTAACCCTCATACGCAATGAGAAAATATACCAAGCCTACAAACACCACTCCCCAACAAACAAAATAAGATACCTCTTATCACAAAGCCTAACCCTAATCCTATATACCCTATCACTAATATCACTATCCCACCTATATAGGTACCTAACCATATACCTATAACCAATACCCTCCCTCCCCAACAAAACAAAATAACAAAATCATATAGAGCCTAACTAAACTACCATCCTAACTAAGGTACATATAATAATACCTAATACATATACCTCCTTATTATCATATAATACATAATCAATATATCCTAATACATATCAAGGTACTTCACCGGGGGTTTTGGGGATTTAGGCAAACAAGGCAAGTGATAATCCCCTTTACTATACAAAGCCACTCAACTCACTCAACTCACTATAGCCACTATACCATATAGCTCTACTACACACTTTAAAGGCAAACTCAAAAAGGCCTAAAAAGGCAAATAAATCCGACCATTAATGGCCCCTAAATCCGATTGCCTTGAGTACCCTTTATATGTATTATATTATAGATTGCATTCAAGGTAATTCGAAGGTAGGGGATTATATAATACAGATATGTTATGTAGCTTCTATGTATGTAGGTAGTATAGCTTTAGTACATCGTCGATTAATGGCCATCACAATTTACCTTGATTACCTTCACCAAGTTATTATATTATGTATTATATAATAAGTATTGGGTTGGGGATTAGGTAAATAGGATATTAGGTTTTAGGGCTAAATAGTTTATAGGATTTAAGGCCTTCAAGGGGCATATTTAGGTAATATTCCTAGTAAGTATGTAATTTATTTGCTTAGTATTTATATTAGCATTAACTTTTGTATTCTAGGACAATTTTGTGATTTAGGGGTACCTAAATTACCGAGAGCCATTAGGTATTATATAATATTAGTTATAGGTAGGGAAGGTAAATGTCAATCTCCATTCATGGCCTCGGAGATTTAGGCAAATATAATTCAAGGCCCTTAATAACTTACGAAGGCAATTAGGGTTATTGCATAATTAAAATATTGTTCTTATATTTGCAGTAAGAAAATAAAATAATAATCACTTAAAACCCATTACCTATGAATACTAAAGAATTATCAAACCGATTAACACAAATCGTACAAGGCATTACTAATACTCACCCTATTAGGATTAAGGCTACTATCGAAGTTTTCCTTGAAGAATTTGATCCAAGCCAGAACTATCTTCTCTCTATTTCAGATATAGAAGGCTATGAGACCCAATTTATTGAATTCGAGATTTGGGACGAAAAGGATGGTCCTATACCTGGTATAAAACTTTTCAAGGATTTCAACATTTACCTTGAACGAGAATATTGCGAATACTAACCAATTAACCCCAGGCCTAACTTAGGTTCTGGGTTTTTACTTACGCTAACTTAGTAAGCCCTTATAGGCTATCCTAATCTCTATAGGCTTACCATAGTCCCTATATGGCCTTATTGAATTAGGACCTAATAGGTTTATAAAGGGCAATAATATGGATATAGCTAATCGGCCTTAATTCTTTATCACCTTAGTCCATTAATGGCCTTCAATATACAGGTATATAATACACTCTCAAGAGGACAGGCATAGGCCATATAGGAATATCCTTATACATATCATATATGCCCACTACAAGGCGTGTGAAGATTACCCTTGTGAACCCCCAAAATTAAGTGCAAATATTAAGTGCACAATATTTTCTATTTTATGAATTTTTCACAAAAATAATTTTGAAAATAAAATTATTCATTTTCTCAAAAATTTTTCTTGAAAATGTTTGTAGATTAAAATAAAGTTCGTATCTTTGCAATGTGAGAAAAACAAAGCGATATTTGAATGAATTTTTAATTAAAACTTTTTAAGAAAAATTTTCTAAAAATTTTGTAGATTAAAAATAGTTCTTATCTTTGCAATACAGAAATGAAATAAACCTTATTAGAATAGTTTAAAAAGTCTTGAAAGTCTATTTGAAAAGGCAATAAAAATAATAAATAATAAAACTTTCAAGCAATTTAATTATGAAAAATCAAATTAACAAAGTGAATGTAGAAAAAGCAAGTGCAAACGTAAAAGCAAATAGTTTAATTGCTTTAGACGTATTGAAAAGCGTAAAAGAAAAAAACGCTGGACTTTTCAAAACGTCTTTAGGGACAAAAACAGAAATTTACAAAAAAGAACTTTTTGAGGGTGCAAACGAAAAGCAAATCAAATCGTTACGTAAAAAGTTCAGAAACGTAACTTTCAATTTTCTTTCAACGATTGCAACAAATGCAGATAAAAAACTAATTGAGGGCTTTATAGACTTTTATAAACAAGTCTATGTTTTAAATGATTTTTCTTTTTCTTCGATTGCAAGCGAAAACACAAAAGAAGAAAAGAAAGAGATATTAATAAAAGGTCTCGAAATTGTGAAAAAATCTTTGAAGTAAAAGAAAATCAGAGTAGGGAAATATTTCCCTACTCACTTAAAAATAAAAGTTATGATATTAAATATATTTTTATTTGTTGGAATAATTTATTTAGTTATTCAATGCTATAAGGATATAAAAGAAATTTTAAAAGACGATAACGAAACTTTTGAGGACTAAAAGAAAGCAAAGGGATAAATAAAAATGTTTGTCCCTTACTTTTTATTTTCAAATGTCAAATTTAATGGAACCGTACTCCCCATTTAGTACCACAACTTTCGAAGCTTTCGCATTAAGGGGTACCTTGAAGGCAAATTACATATTTTACTACCCAACAAAAATCACTCTTCATGATAAGGGCATGCCCAGATATCCCACACCACACACATGCCCACATAACACACAAAGAAACCAGAGAATAAAACATCCCTGGCTCTCATCCACCTTACCCCTCTGGCAGATTACAATATCAAAGTTTTTTCTATAAACCAAAAACTTATAAAGATATGGAAGAAAAAACATTATTCAAACTAGCACGTGCAATTACAGATACAGGTACAGATACTGTATCTTCAAAAGGTGGTACTGTAACCTACCGTATCACTTCCCTCAAAAGGAAACTGGTAAATGGCAAAGTAGTTTCAACCTCTACACCCTCTTGTACTTTGGGCTCAGCCTCCGTAAGTTGGGCTACTTGGGGAGGAGTTACCGTTGGAGATGGTTACTTAGATGTAAAAATTAACTATTCAGAAAATACTGGGTCCTCAAGGTCCACTACTCTGATATTTACCCAAAATGGGTCTAATAACAAAATCAATCTCACAGTAACTCAGGGGGCTGGTGTAACCTATACTGGATACATAAAAATGGTTTCAAACTCACTGCCTTTAGGTAGTGATAAATATAATACTGCTCAAATCCTTGTGATGGCCTATTTAAATGGTAGTGATGGGTCTAAAAAGCCAGAAACTCCCGATGTGGGTAGTGCTCCCGATTGGTGCTCAGTATCCATTGCCTCAGTTGGTACTCTTGAGAACCATTACATGTTATCACTGACTGCTTTATCAGATAATAATACTGGAGCTAACCGTTCAGGGTATATCTTCTTAACCTGTGGGAATGCTAACCTTAGTATACCAGTAACTCAGAAGCCACAAGAGGCTTCAACATTCACTCTCTCTGGATTGCCCACAGGTACAGGCTACTATCTCTTTGGCAGGGGAGCTAAGCCACAGAATACATCATCTTCAGGTCAGATGTATATACAGGGTCTCTCAGCAACTGGTACTACTACTATGAAGATTCCATTCTATGCCAATAACTCAGAACCTGGTTCTCGAATAGAATGTACTACTGGAGATAAAGTAGCTGTATATACTAAATCAGGTGCTACCTGGATATCAGAGGGGTCATTTATAGTACCAAGTGCAGGAGGAACAGTATCAATCTAAAAACATTATACATTATGGAAAATAAAGTTCTTAAATTAGGGGGGGAGAGATCTACCCAAGATGTATATGCAGAAATAAAACAGGGAAACTCTGAGAGATGGACAATACAATCTCAAAAGCGTAAGTATGTAAATGGCAAATTGTCCGGGGTTATTGAAGTTGGTTATTCTGCTAGCATCAATACCCCGGACTATATTCTGGAGGAAGACAAAAGTAACAATAGTATTCAGATTACTGCACAAGATGACGGTACTTCTGGGCTTTGTATACTTACACAAAATGAATCTGGTAATAAAATAAATCTACACCTTACTACTCCCGAAGAAAAAGCCTATTGGGAAATACATTTTAATCCTATAGCCATCAATGGAGTAGACACGAGTTTTTTTTTTAATGTTACTACCAATATTAGTGGCGAAGGTGGATCTATGGCTGAGGGTAGCAAAAATACGAATTGGATAGTAAATCAAAATAGATATGCTATTAATGTCTATATGGCTCACCTGCACCAGGGAAGTTTCGACATGTTGTCTTGGTCCTGCCTTGATAAGAATGGTAATGCTTTTAGTCCTAACTACAATTTACCAGGTAATTCATACTTTACAACAAAAACAACTGGATTGGGTTCCTATACTCTTACAAAAGTTTCAACTCCCACTTTTGACAGTGATACTCCTGTACTCTCCAGTAGGTTTAACCCCACTAAAAAATATCCATTAGATTTGAATTTTTATTGGACATACTCACTTCCTACAGGTATTAAGATAATATCCCAATTATAAAAGCAATTACCCAGAATATAAGAGCCAGTGTATATGCAACAGAATATCTATGCCATGGATACCAGCAGGTAATATAAGAATCTACTTTTAGTATTTCTGGATGTTCTTCCTCGTATTTTTTATCCTCTTCTCTAGAACTGTATTTATGAAATACATAGAAAGGTAAGAATACGAGGAAGATTATTAGAGCAACTGGGAACAAGAGTAGGAGAAGAATCTCCCACCCTTGCATTGATGACCCAGCATAATTACCATCTCTGTCAAAAAAGTATCTCATAGTAATCTATATTTTAGGTATTTGATTAATAAGTAAATCGGGAATAGAGGTAATACTATCCATACCGATATGAATAGAATAAGAGAGTGTATTTTGTGAGTATAGGGTAAATAATCCAAGCAAGCCCTTACAAAAAATACCGTGAATGGCAAACATACCAAGTAAATTATCGCTAATACCGTAGTCATCATTGTTCTTTGAAGTATTTGTTAATAATCTTGGTAAGCTTCTTATCAAATTCAATCATCATATCGAAAGCATCTGTATCTTTCATACTTCTCATCTCCTTATCAAGTAATTCTATGTTTCTCTTAATTGAGAAATAGGCCTTATATGCAAGGAATACTCTTTCATTTTCTTCGGTAAGCGGACGAACTTCTCCCTTTTGCCCATCCAATCTTGGGTATGTATCATCAGGACCCAAGGTTCTTGCAACTTTTACTCGGTTACTGAGCATTGCGAATCCACCTTTTTTATCAATAGATTCCACTGTAACTTTCTCAATGATGGGTCTTCCAGATAAGATGAAGAGAACCTCATCCCCCTCTTTAAGCTTTTTGATTTCTTTCTTTTCTTTTTTCATATCTTTATTTATTAAGAATTTTTCTTTATGCAAATATACGAAATTATTTCTTATTTATTGCATTATCAATCATATTTTTAATAAATTCATAGGCATTGCCTCGGTAATCTTCTAGCATTTTGTATTCCTGTGGAGATAGAATTACTCCGTTTACTTTAAAAAGCTTTCTTAGATGTTCTGGTATAGTGCCTTGGTGAGCGATGTTATTATAACGGATAATGAAAAGCTTCTCTCGATCTTCATCAATAACTCCCAGAGTGTTTACTGGTTGGAGTTTAGTTTGGTAAATACCACCAAAAGCCGAGGGCACCATTAAAATATTTCCGGGAATTTTAGTTACCCAGTGAGAATAATCTGGAGTAATTACCGCAATTTTACCCTCTTTCTCAAGCTCTTTATCATAAGCTAATCGATTAGACCAAAAAGCACATTGAAAACAAATTTGTTTTCTTGCCATAAGTTGAGGGATTTCCCGAGTTTCATCAAATTCCTCTAAATTAATGGGCTTGCCACATATCTGGCACTCATTTTTCTTGTCCATATTGCATTATTTTATAAGTTATATATGATAATAGAACCTCGAAACATATTGAAAATGGGTTATAAGCAATACTTTTGTTACTAAAATTGAACCATTAAAACTGATAAGTTATGGATAAACTAACAAATGAAATGATTAAAGACCTTGCTATTCGCTTAGGTTTAGAACCTGCCCTATTGAAAGCTGTCCAATTGGTGGAAGCTGCCGGTAGAGACGGGTTTTTAGCTGACGGTAGGCCTCAAATTCTCTTTGAGGGTCACATTATGTACAAAGAAGTACATAAGAAATTCCCTGACAGAGATTTAGCTTACCTTTGTAAGAGATATTCTACGATTTTCTTCCCTAAATGGGATAAATCGAAGTATTTGGGAGGTGTACACGAGTATAAGAGACTCGAATTAGCCAAAGAAATTGATGAGGAATGTGCATTGAAGTCTGCCAGTTGGGGTATGTTCCAAATTATGGGCTTCAATCACCGCCTTTGTGGATGTAAAGATGTCTTCGAATTTGTTCACAAGATGTCGGAATCTCATGCAAATCAATTGGAATTGATGTATCACTTCATGTATAATTCGGGTTGTTTAAAAGAACTTAAAGCAAAAGACTGGGCTGGCTTTGCCAAAAAGTATAATGGTCCGGGGTATGCCCAGAATGCCTATGACCAAAAGTTAAGAAACGCTTACGAAAACTTCAAAGATAAATTATGAAAAGATGTCATTTTAACAGCTGGGTAGCAAAGGTATTCCTTTTCCCCAGTTACAAAGCAATTACTCTGGTGTATAATTCATTCTTCAAACACAAAGTAGAAGAGTGTAAACCAGACGATATCAATCATGAATGTATCCATCAGATACAACAGATTGAGTGTAGTATAGTGGGTTTGGTACTTGGTATCATACTATGGTTATCATTTGATATATCTCTTTGGTGGGTAGTGGCTCTGACTTTTGGATTATTCTACCTTTGGTATATCATCGAATACCTAATTATCATGTGCTTTGCCAAGTGGGATAAACAGAATGAAAGATATCATGATGTAAGTTTTGAAGAAGAAGCTCACAATAATGATAAAAATCTGAGTTATTTGGAAGACCGTAAACCATTTGCTTGGATTAAGTACATCAAATTGAGAAGCTACAAAAAATGAAAAAACTAAGGGTATTGGGAGTGTGCGCTGGACAGGGTGCACTCCTGTTCCCTTTTAAAAAGAATTTGTTAGGGAACATAGAGATAAGGGGAGTATTCCACACTCCGGGCGAAGAACAATGGAAATTGAATTTTGGGGATATACCGTTTTATAAGGGCTTTTGTTTACAAGAATTCGATGGGAAAGTAGACATGATTATATCAAGCCCAGATTGCGGAGCATCATCCGTAATGAGGTTATCTAAAGTAAAGGAATTGGGTAATCCCAAAGATAACCGTAGTCTTAATCTAGTAATTGCATCAATACTCGAGTATAAACCTAAGATATTTCTTATAGAAAATCTACCAAGACTGCTAACATTACTTCCCAAGGATTTCTTTGAGGAAACATTCAAAGACTATAAATTAATTTTTCACGAAAGGTCAGTTTTAGACTACGGAAACTCGCAAGAGTCAAGGAAGCGATTACTCATCATTGGAGTACATAAAAAGACTGGTAAGAAATACTTGAATGCTTTTGATGAAGTATTTCAAGTAAAAACTCCAACAACTACTAGAAATTTACTTAAACCACTCACATTCTCTCAGAAAAATAATACTAACCAGATTCCGTTTATGAGTAAAACTCTGGCAATGTATGATTATCGAAAGCTTCCAGAGAAGAAGAATCTCACAGTAGCAAAGATACATAGGCTCTGGGTTAGGGATTTCAAGAATGAAAAGAAGTGGCCTATCAAAACTGCAAAGATGAGTACTCTTCCAGGAGTGTATCGATTGGAGTATGATAAACCCCCCTTAACTCTCAGACCTGCAGATAGGCAATTCAGACCCGATGGTTATCCTTTGGGGGTTGAGGATTTTAAGGCAATCATGGGATTCCCAAAGAAATTCAGAATTTACCTTCATGAAAACCAGGGTACCTCTGAAAAGGATTTTAAGGATCACCATTACTGGCTTAACAAGGCAAGGTACACAATTGCCAAGGGTTCCGTGTTTGAAATTGCAATCTGGTTCAAGCGTTGTTTGAAACGAGCTGAGTCAAATAAGTAAGGTATTTATTAGGGTTAGACTTAATTAGTTTAATTTTACGACTTACTACTTTATAGGGTACTTTGAATTGATTACATATATCAGATGTAGAATTACCAGCTTCATAAGACCTATACCAACTTAATATATCTTTGAGAGAATATTTACTTGCATTACCAATACGAATGCTACCATACATGGAATTAAGTTTACCAGACATAAATCCTTTTGGTTTATGTCTCTTTAATCCTTTAGTGATGTGATTACATTCTCTCATCTGAGCATTGTCTTTAGCTGTGCCCCATTGAAGATTTTTGTAGTAATTGTTAGTACCCATATCATCCTTATGACATACAAAGGGTAGATTTAAGGGATTTGGTATATAAACCTTTGCAACTAATTTATGAACTTGAGCAGTATATACTTTCCTATCGTTGAGTTTGTAAAGAGATACTTGGTATTTACCGGTTTTCTTTTGATACAGCTTAAGTTCATGCCAAGTGTTTGAATATATTCTTCTACAACCCTTTGAACCAGTGTCGAATGAGAACTGGATTCTACTAAATACTCGACCTCGTTTGGAAACGTAATAACCAGGAAATCCTGGGATGTTATCTTTTTTCATAGGTAATAATTTTGTATTTCAAAAGGAAATAGTACGAAGTCGTCTAAAGAGGTACCTAATCCAAGGTTACTAGTTTCAGCTTTATATATAAAGTCTTATATATAAGTCCAAACACTGCCTTGAAATATATAGATATATAATATACTACGTATATATATCTATATATTTATCTGCGTATATATAGCTATTCATATATCATATCGTAAGTAGTATATTTGGATATTATCTCACTTCGTTCGATAAAGGTAATCGCTAAGCGATTACCGAATAGATAGTATCATTAAAGCGTGCGACTATTTCAATTTGAAAACTTAATACACCGAATTATGAGAATGATTAATGTAAAGTACCAAATTACCGAATTGAACATTAACAACATTATTAAGTTCTTTCGGATTATTTATCGGAATTTACCTTCGATACGTTTTGAGATTATTGAAACCAAAAGTACTTTTCAATTCAAGTTCCACATCATTAAGTCAAACTTAAGTCCAGTAGAACGTTATTGGTTGAAGAGTAAGATTAAGAAATTCATCAAGTATGAAGACATTTAAGAGGGCCTTGTTCATTGTACTTCTAGGATTTACTATTTACCTTTGCTTCAGGAATTACAAACTTTCTCGAGAGGTTGATTCCCTGGAACTAGCGGTCAATGAAATCCCAGATACAGTATACACAGAGAAACCTTTCAAACCAGAGAAGAAGTACTCTGAAAAAGTTGAACCAGGTAAAATCTTAGTTTATGATAATAAGCAGCCAACTCTCTTTCCTGATTCCATGCTAAGGCAGCCAGTTATCAGTAACCAAGATTCCCTGGTTCAAATTGTTTTGAAGAAGGATAAGTTAAACTTAAGTCTGTTCAATAAAGAAACTAACACTTATTCAACTAGACTATTCCCAATCGACTTAGATAAGTACAACTACAACTGGTATGAAGGTCAACTAACTCGAAAGAAAGTTGCAAGGTTATCACTTAGCCCATACGTCTATGGTAAATACAGACCTTTCAATAATCTCTTCGATATGGGAGCTGGTCTTTCAATCAAGACTAAGAGATTTAATTACAAACTCGGAGTCAATACCTTTTACTATCCGAAGATAAAATCAGGGATGGGTACTGACATCGAATTTCAAATAACGTATAACTTTTAGATATGGCAAAGACTATCTCAGAAACTAGAACTACTTTAACTCGAGAAGAGCTATCAAACTTATCCCGAGTTTCTAGTGATGTTTTCTTTTTTAGCCTTTTTTGCTATGTGATACATCCAGTAAGAGGAAAGGTAAGATTTGATTTATACCCATTTCAGAAATCAGTTCTCTACAATTTCATTGCCCAACGATTCAATATCATTCTCAAATTCCGTCAGGCAGGAATTACAGAACTTATTTCTATGTACTGTCTTTGGTTGGCGATGTACCATCCCAACAAAAAGATAAACATTATCTCTATCAAAGACACAACTGCTAAGAAGGTGCTTAAGAAGATTAAGTTCATGTACAAGAATCTTCCATGGTACCTTCAAACTCCCATAATCAATGGTAGAGCTGGAGAATACGGTTCTGCTTCCATGATAGAATTTGATAATGGGTCATTTATTGAATCTATTCCGACATCATCCGAAGCCGGTCGTTCGGAATCCCTTTCTCTTCTGGTAATTGACGAGGCAGCAGTAGTAAGATGGGCTGCTCAAATTTGGGCTGCTGCATTCCCTACTCTTTCCACTGGTGGAGCTGCCATCGTCAATTCCACTCCCTATGGAGTTGGTAATTTCTATCACTCAACTTGGGTAGATGCTATTGCAGGAGGTAATCCTTTTAACCCAATTCGATTATACTGGCAAATGCACCCAGAACGAGATATCAATTGGTATAACCAAATGTCTTCTGCTTTGGGAGCAAAACGAACTGCACAAGAAATTGATGGTGACTTCTTATCATCTGGTAATACAGTCTTCGACTTAGCAGATATTAAAGCTATCGAAGACTGCCTTAGTGATTACCCAGTTATTAAGAAGAGATTTAATGGTCAATACCGACAATTCTGTGAACCCGAATCAGATAAAGAATATTTCATTGGTGCAGACGTTTCAACTGGTAGAGCTTCTGACTACTCTTCATTTACTTGTATGGATAAGCTAGGAGAAGAACAAGTAGTATATAAGGGAAGAATGGCAGTGGGAGCTTATGCTAAGTTACTTGGTGATACTGGGAAGTTGTTTAACTGGGCAGTAATAGCTCCAGAATCCAATGACGTTGGTTTATCAGTAACTTCTAAGCTTCAAGACGAAGGCTACCCTAACCTTTACTATTACCAGAAGATGCTAAAGAAAAAAGGTAAAAGTAGACCTGAAATGGATAAATCCCCTGGTTGGTTAACCACCCAAAAGAATCGTTCAGTGATAATAGAAAACTTGGAAGAAGATATTCGATTAGATCACGTAATCATTAAGGACCCATTCTTTGTACAAGAAGCTTATACCTTCATTTATGATGGTTTAGGTAGACCTGTTGCAATGGGTAAACATAGGGCTAACAATTCAGCTGTAGATGTAGACCTTGAAGGGGATGTATATGCCGATGATGATATCTTTGGAAAAGCAATATGTAATCACATAAGGAAAGGAAAAACTAACGTAATCGTACAACCAAGATGAAAAAGTACTTCAATTTTAGTTGGGGTTGGGGACGTAAGAAGGACCCTCCCAAGAATGGTACATCCTCTAATAAAGAGGAGAAGCCTGCCACATCAATTTCACCTGGTAGGGTTTCAGTTGACGATGATAGCGATAACTTAATTACATCATTACAAGGGTTGACTAAATTAGTTGAACCCTCTTTTCGTGTTGATGTGATACCTTTAATTCGGGATTTATATAAAGTAAATCCAGATATGGGCATCGCATTGCAAGATATGTTTAAGTTAGCTAACACCAGTCATACAGTAACTTTCCCTAATAATACCGATGAAGAGGCTTCAAAGATGCGAGAACATCTTAAGAAAGCCACCAAGGGATGGACCAGATATACTGCTGGTATAGATGGTTTAGTTAATAAAATGATTGTTCAACTTCTTGTAAGTGGGGCAATATCCGTAGAAGGAGTACCAAATGATAAGCTTGATGGTTTGGCTACTGTATTATTCCTTAAGCCAGAACACATCAAGTTTAAACGTGAATTAAATGGGGTGTATGCTCCTTACCAAAAGAATATAAATTTCTTTGTTAAGCAACAAGATTACATTAAGCTTAACCCAGAAACCTACTTCTATGTTGGTATGTTCAATGATACCGATGAACCTTATGGAGTTCCTCCATTTATGCCTGCATTAGATTCTCTCAAAGGACAAAATGATATGAAGATTAACTTCAAACATATCATGGAGATTTGTGGTATGGTTGGTTTCTTAGAAGCTAAGATGCAGAAATCTCCACAAAGGCCAAATGAGAGTATCAAATCTTATGAATCCAGATTATACCATGAACTCAATATCCTCAAACGTAATGTTAAAGAGGGTATGAAGGATGGGGTAGTTGCTGGTTACATAGATGACCATGAATTCAAACTAAATTCTACTACTAAGGAGCTCGGTAATATAGAGAAGCCTTGGAATATGAACCAACAATCTGTAGCAAATGGGTTGGGAGTTAATGGCTCTATCATTGGGGTATCATCTACTACTGGTGAAGGTGCAACTGGTATAATGCTGTCTAAGATGATTAGCCAGTTAAAAAATATCCAAATGCTTGTAGCTTATGTATTAGACCGACTTTATTCTCTAGAACTGCGTCTGGCAGGCTTTAATAATAAGGGGATGAAGATTGATTGGGGAACTTCTACAGTTTCTGATGAAGTTAAAATCCAACAAGGTCTTCAGTATAAGATACAGAACCTTGACTTATTGTATAAGGCAGGTATCATTAGCCAAGAGCAATATGCTTGGGCAATGGGTTATGATTCACCAGATGAGAAAGAACCAAGAGTTTCACTTGAGGACCAATTTGCTAAGGGAGGTAATACAGACCCCCAAGAAGGAACTAAGAAGAAACAAAGGCAGGATGATAAAAACCAATCTGCTCGTAGGTCAAGAGATAAGACAAACCCGGCTCCTTCTCGAGGAGACCAAAATACTAAAGCAAGATGAGTAAATTCACAAAGAAAAACAAAGAGCATCTTGATTCTATGGTGATAGGTCAAGGCCATACCATTATGGCTGGGTATATCCCAGAAGCAGTGGGAGCCCAGACTTTCTCCGAGAATTATTACAAATGGAAGAATCCTACACCGGACACCATTGCTCAATTTGGATTTTGGGGAGGGGATATAGATTATAATACCTATTACCCTAACCTGGATAAATCGGAATTAACTCCAAAGGATGAAGAGTTTATCAAACCTATGTTCCGATTACTTTCAGAAACGATTGTATCTAAGAATTGGAACCCGACAGACTTTGGTCAGAATGGAGTACTAAAGGCTTCTATGAGGATGTTGCTTGGTCAAACAGTAAACTGTGACCATGAAACCAACATTGGTAATGCTATTGGTGCTGTATCACAAGTAATGTGGCAGGAATCCTACAAAGACGGTAGCTTTACTATACCCGCTGGTATCAACGGTATTCTGAAAATCGATGGTAAGGCAAACCCAAGAATTGCTAGAGGCATCCTTATGGAACCTCCTTCAATTCATAGTAATTCAGTTACTGTACAATTTAAGTGGGATAAATCCCATCCCCAAATGGAAGATAACGAATTTTATCAGAAACTGGGTACTTATGACTCTAAGGGAGTTATGGTACGTAGAATTGTTACTGAAATTGTTCGTTACCTTGAGACCTCACTAGTTTCACATGGTGCTGATTCATTTGCCCAGAAAATTGGTTCGGATGGTAAAATCATTAACCCAACCTTTGCCAAAAGAACTTGGGCATCTTATGAAGAATACAGAGATGATAAATCGAAGCAATACTTCTTTACTGATTATAAATCAGATTTAACATCATATCAAGAAAAGAACGATACTCAGGGTTCTTTTAATGATAATGATGCCAATGATAATCATTCAAATAAAGATAACATGAACGAATTACAAAAATTTCTTGAAATCCTTTTTGGGGATAACATGCTTACCCTGGAAGAAGGTAAAGAGATGAATCAGGAAAATGTAATTGCCTGCATTCAGACTTTGGTATCATCCAGAAACGAATTGCAAACTTCGGTAGATAATCTTACTACAGAGAAAACTTCTCTTACGGAACAGATTACCAACTTGAATGCCGAAGTAGCTAACTTGAAGGAAATGGCAACCGTAGGAAAGAATCACATTGCTTCTCTACGTGAAAATGCCGTAGAAACCTACAAGAAGTTGATGGGTGATAAGGTAGATGAGACAATCGTTACGATGCTCAATGCCGAGACTACTGGTATTACTACTCTTATTTCCTTGACCAAGGATTACCAAGCTCGCTTGGAAGAGAAGTTCCCTCTCACTTGCTCAAAATGTGGTTCTAAGGACGTCAACCGTGCTTCCTCAATTGCTGAGGATGATACCGAGGGTAAAACTGGAACCCAGGGTACTGATACCCAACGGAATTCAGAATCTCCGAGTACTAAGAATGTAATCGATAACTTGTATCGAAACAAAATCAAATAACTAATATAAATAATCCGCGTTATGGAAAAAACTAAAATCGTAAACGACCCTCAGCAACTTACTCTCTTTGGGGAAAGAACCCCGAGAGCGGTGATTTACAAAAGTGAGTCACACAAATTGCACCAGGCTTTCAATGTTAAAGCTGGAGAGAAAATCGTACAGGGTATGCCAGTGGCTTTGAATGAAGAAGGTTTGATTTACCCTTGCACTGATACAGCTACTCAAGTTTATTTGGGTGTAGCAGTAACGGATAACGTTAACCCTGCTTATCAACCTCAAAGAAATTTCCCGGTAGAGGTAACAGTAGCTATGGAAGGTTACATGATTTGTAACTGGGTATCAAACGAAAATATCGAAGCTGGCTATGTAACTCCCGATGGAAAATTGCTTAACGATAGATTCGTAAAAGCTAACCAAGCAACTTCAACCCAGTTCATTGCCCTTAATCCAGCAGAAGAGGCAAATGAGGTAATTCAAGTACTCATCAAATAAGAGAAAAGAAGTTATGGAAAATAAAATAGATATTACAAAGTTGAAGGCTCAGGATTTTATGAATGAGCTGCCGGAAATGGTAAGAAGCTTGGAAGCTGTTCGTTCCGGTTCACAGGACAAGAAGCCTGTAGAGGTAACTTTTGGAGAATTGGTTACCGGTAAATGGGGTATTTCAGAAGGTGAACTTTTTGAAAAGATAGGCATCAATCCAAAAGTGGACACGATGCAGAACATCTTTACAATGCCTCAACAGAATGTTCGTTGGATTGTTCCGGAAATCATCCGTGCTGCTATCACATTGGGTATGCGCCAGGCTCCGTTCTATCCGAACATCATCGCATCTGACCAACCAATCAATGGTTTGCAAGCAATCATGCCGATGGTTAACATGTCGGATGCTGCTCCTGCAAAGGTTAATGAGGCAGAAACTATCCCATTGGGTGATGTTAGCTTCGGACAGAAATCAGTTAGCCTCTTCAAAATCGGAAAAGGTTTCAAACTTACTGATGAAGTTCGTAACTATGTTTCACTCGATGTCTTGGGAATCTACCTTCGTGATTTTGGTGTTCAGTTGGGTTATGCTCTGGATACCCTGGCTATGGACGTTGCTATCAATGGTAACAACCCTGATGGCTCTGAGTCTGCCCCGGTAATCGGTGTATACGAAACAACTAACGGTATCACTTACAAAGACCTTCTGCATATTTGGGTACGTGCTGCTCGTATGGGACGTAACTTCCAAACTATGATTGGTGGTGAAGACCAGGCAATCGAAATGCTGAACTTGCCGGAATTCAAAGATCGTCACTCTGGTACTACAGAAGCTACTCTGAATGTTAAGTCTCCTGTTCCCAAGAATGCTGACTTCTACATTCACCCGGGTACACCCGACCAACAGTTGCTGTTGATTGATACATCTGCTGCCTTGATTAAGCTTACTGCTCGTCAGTTGATGCTTGAATCTGAAAGAATCGTTTCTAACCAGACTCAGGCAATCTATGCAAGCTTGACTACTGGCTTCTCTAAGATGTACCAGGATGCAACTCTGTTGCTGGCTGCTGACAAGAAGTTCTCAGAATTCGGTTTCCCCGAGTTCATGAACGTAGACCCATATTTGATGGTTAACCTAGAATAATAAGGGCCGCCCGGTTTCATCTATATAAATTCCCTGAGAGGGTAGGTAACTAAAAAGACCTATCCTCTCTTTAATCATTTTTAATTTAAATCTTAGGAAATATGGCTAAAGATAAATATACAGTAACTGTGGGACCAAGAGCTTACAGTTTTCATGACCAATCAACTGGTATTACCGTTTGTAGAGGAGAAGACAAGGAACTCTCTCGTCGTCAATTCCGTGCACCAAAGATTCAGAAGGCAATTGCCTCTGGCCATCTGATTATCATTGCTGATAAATCAGAAATCGAAAAGTATTCAGAGGCCGACATCGAAAAGTTGGATAAGAGACTGAATGCTCAGTTCAAGAAAGGCATGACTCTTGAAAAACTTGCAAAGGGCTATTCCCTGGAAGAACTGAAACTGGTAGCAGGTCTTCATGAAATCGTTGCCGAGAAAGATGATACAGTAGAAACAATTCTTCAGGCTTTGCTGGAAGAATTCGAATCCTCTTCTAAAGGGTAATCTATGAAAATTACATAAGACAGACTAATATGAATAACAATCTGGACTTTTTGTACGTTACGTCAGGTCTGGAAGTTTCATTCAGAGTCATATCCAAAGTCCCGGCCAAATCTATTTTTGACTGGGACTTTGGCGATGATAAGGGAGAGGTTTTCAATGGTGGAAGACATGTTTCCTATTCTTATGAAGCTCCCGGTTTCTATACAGTAACCCTACATGTAACTAACTCGAATGGTTTAGATATCACCGTAGATAAGACTCTGGTAGTTTGTGATTATGGGCATACGGCATTAGCCGATACAATATATAATTTAATTGACCATTATATTCCATCAGAAATCTCCGATGGTATGACACGAGAGGATAAATCCATTTACATCACCAAGTGGCAATATTATATTGGACCTCTAGTAAATCATACAATTCCACCAGATAAATATACTGACGAATTATGGTATGAAGCACTAGAAAATCAATTAATAATGGAATTGGCAGCATGGGACTTTCTCAATGTGAAGATACTTAATCTATTAACAAGTACTTCAGAATACCTAAGTCAATTAACTTCTACCAAAGAACAAACTGGTGATGGTACTTCTAAACCCGAACTTGCCCGAGGTGATAGGATTAAACAAATCACTACTGGGCCTACTGAAGTGCAATATTATGATACCTTGGCAGATGCTACAAGTTCCCTATGGAAAACACTTTCTCAAGCAATGCAACCAGGTGGATTAATAGATGAATTAAGGAAGAACCTTTGTATGTTAGCTTCACGATTGGAAATCTACTTACCATTCTGTGATGAAGTATTCAGAACCGTAGTTCCTAAAGTAGTTAACAGAAGGCAACCTGGAGTATTAGATGGGCCAAATCCAAGTGCTCCAGTGAAAGGTGGTAAGAAATCAATTCTAACTAAGTTATGACAAAAGAACCTTGGAGAATGGTAAAGAACCGCTCTTGGGATAGATACAAGAAAATTATCACCGACTTCTTAGATTGGGATGCTGGTAGGCAATCCATAACCTGGGCCAAACATGTTAATCAGCTTCTCAGTCATGCCGAAGACAGTATACCTAAATATTATAACATCCAAATCGAGGCATTATGTTACTACAATGCTTTCAGAAACTGGCCAATTAATAAGGCAACTATTTCAGGAGAATTGGATGATGAAAACTTATCAATACTAATTTCTAAATCTTATATAGAACAAATCGGTTATCTTACACCGGAAGGTTATTGGGATTTTAATTGGGAACAAGATAGGTTCGTAATCAATGGTATAACGTATAAACCATCCGGTGACACTCAAACTGCTCAGGCAAAGGATGAGGCTCTAGTTTTCATGGTTATCCTAAAGAGAGACCGAGATACCAAAATTGAATTTGTAGAATAAAACATTAAGTGTATGGCAAAGATGTTAGTACTGAGGTGGACCCCAATTACTACCTCCAGTGGAATCTGGTTTGATAGTAATCTGGTTATCCTTAATGGTACATCTGGAGTTCATATTGAAATGAAAGGTAATGGCAACGATGTAACGGCATTTCAATCGATGACCGGAAACAAATTTGTCACCTGCTTTCAAGATTACTTCGGTGATATCTGGGATAAAATAATACCTCATCCTGGTATAGGCCAGGTAATGAAATTCCGTGTAAATAAGCTTCCCGATTATGCTTGCATACGGGGGGATATAGAAGACGGTGGAGATGTAGATCCAGAAAATCCGAATATACCAATGAATGCCTTCTGTGGTTCAGAGGGAGAACCATTCAGGGATATAGATTCGGAATTCTTACTGGGTCGTCAACGTTCAGTAATTAATCCTTAAATTTTATAAATATGTATGTAAGTAAATATTACACCTGCGAAGATATTGACCAGCGGTTGTTACAGGGTTACTATGATGACTTTGTTCGTGCTGGCTTTGGGGGAACTATAAATGAGTTCTGGGCTTTCGTACTTTCTATCAAAAATAAGGTAGATAAGAAGGAAGGATATGACTTATCTAAGAATGACTTCACTGATGAGTTAAAAGCTAAACTTGATGGCATTGAAGAACATGCAAACTACATCACTAAGGTATCTCAGCTTGAAAATGACTTAAAGTATCAAACTGAGGAAGAAGTTAAACAGATGATTAGTGATTTGGTTGATGGTGCAGATGATGCTCTTGATACTCTTAAAGAGTTAGCAGAAGCTTTGGGTAATGATCCAAATTTTGCTACAACTATTACCAATAAGCTAACCGAATTACGTACTGCTTTAACAGAAGAGGTTAATCGAGCTAAAGAGGCAGAAGCCGCTTTGGGTGCAGCAGTAGCAGCAGTTCAGGATAATCTTGAATATGGGCTAGATCAGATTAACAAGAAGATTGATACTGTAAAGTCAGATTTAAAGGCAGAAATTGATCGAGTTGAAAGAAAGGTAGACAAGAATACCGAGGACATCAAAGACCTTAACAATAAAATAGATAATAATAATGATGAACTTGAGAATGAACTCAAGGGACTCATTCAACAGGAAAGAGAAGAACGTATCGCTGCTGATGCTGAGATTAAGGAAAGTGTAAATGAACTTAAGACTCTTCATATCAATGATAAGGCCGCACTCGAAGCTAAAATTGCTGAAGAGACTGCCAACCGTACCAATGCTGATACTGTCTTGGATTCTAAGATTAACGAGGAAATTACTAATCGCCAATCTGATACCCAGGCTCTTCAGAGTAAGATAGATCAGGAAAGAGTAGACCGTCATTCGGAGGACCAAGTTCTTCACGAGGAGATTTCTAAAGAGGTAGCTGACCGTACTAATGCAGATAATGCTTTGCAAGGTAAAATTGACCAAGAGGCTCAAGCTCGTACCTCTGCAGACCAGGTACTTCAGAGTAATATTGATTCCGAAGCTACTGCTCGTGCTGCTCAGGATTTGGTTTTAGACCATAAAATTGAGGATGTAAAACTCCAAGGTCAAGCAGATAAGGCTCAACTGTTGGAAGCTATTGCTACTGAAACTCAAGCTCGTAAAGATGCAGATACGGCACTTGATAATAAGAAGGTAGATAAACGTGAAGGTTATTCATTGACTAAGAATGACTTCACGGATATTCTTAAGGCTAAGCTTGACGGTATTGAAGAGAAAGCCAATTACATTACCAAGCTCTCTGAGTTGGTTAATGATATGGACTTCCAAAATGAAGAGCAAGTTAATGCTGCTATTCAGAAAATTGTAGGCTCTGCTCCCGAGGTACTTGATACATTGAAGGAAATTGCTGATGCCCTTGGTAATGACCCAAATTTTGCTGCAACTATTACCAAGAAATTGGCGGCTATTACTGAACAGGTTAATCAGGAAATAGAAGACCGTATTGCTGGTGATGAAGCAAATAGTGCTGAAGTAGCTACAGAAACCCAAGCCCGTAAAGATGCAGACATTGCTCTTGAGGCTAAGTTAAAAGAATATATAGACAATAAGTCTGCAACTGGCGATGCTGCTCTTAATGTAGTTAAGGATAACCTGAATAAGGAAATCCAAGACCGTAAAGATGCAGATGCAGCAATCCAGGCAAGCTTGGATAAGGAAATTGCCGACAGAAAGACTGCTGATGAGGCTTACACTGTAAGTTTGAATAACGTAAACAAACGTGTTTCAGAATTGGCTTTGAGCATTCAGGATTCTATTAACACTCTTCGTAATGAACTTACGGAACAGGTTAATGCGAATACTACTGCCATCGCTACTAATCAGCACGATATCGAAAGAAACTCAGAAGCTATCACTAACTTAACCAAGACTGTAGGCGATAACTATAAGGAGGTTAAGGACATGATTAACGAGGAAATCGTTGACCGTACAAATGCTGACAGTGGTTTGAGTTCTCGTATCGATAATGTAAATATCGACCTTAACACTGAACGTGTTGAGAGAACTGCTGCAGACCAAGTTCTTCGGGTAAATCTTGATAAAGAAGTAGCAGACCGTACTGCTGCTGATAAAGCCTTGTCTACAGAATTCACTGCTAAGTTGGATAATACCAAACAAGCTTTGGAATCAGAGGTAGGTAAATTGAATACCAAGATTGACCAAGAAAAAACGGACAGAGCTGCGGCTGATACTGCATTGGGAGCTCGTATTGATACTCTAGAGGCAGGCAATACGACTGCTATGAATGACCTTAAAGAACAGGTTAAGAATAATACCACTGCAATTAATACAGAGAAAGACCGAGCAATTGCCAAGGAAACTTCTCTTGAGGCAAAGATTGATACCAACCTTCAGAATCACAAGGATGACATGGCTGCTATCAACCAAGATATCCTTACTGAGAAAAATGATCGTCTGGCAGGTGATACTCTGTTACAGACTAATATCGATAAGGAAGCTACAGAACGTGCTAACCAAGATACCCTTATTAATAATGCTATTGCTCAGGAAAAGGCAGACCGTACTGCTGCAGACCAGGCAATGGATAATAAGAAGGTAGACAAGGTAGATGGTAAAGGTCTTTCGGCAAATGATTTTACTGACCTTCTGTATGCTAAACTTGATGGCATTGAGGAGCATGCTAACTACATCACAAAGGTATCAGAATTGCTCAACGACTCGGATTTCCAGAATGCCGAACAAGTAGAAGAGGCAATTCAAAAGATTATTGGTTCTGCACCTGAAGTACTTGATACTCTAGCAGAGATTGCTAAGGCATTAGGCGATGACCCCAACTTCGCTGCAACTATGACTGCTAAGCTTACCGAATTGGAGAATAAGCTTACTGCCGAAAAGAATTTGCGTGAACAGGGGGATGATAACCTACAGCAGTCTTTCACTAATTTGAGTACTACTCTTACCACAACGGTAAATGATTTGAGGACTTTCGTTAGTGAAACTCGTACAGAGTTATTAACTTCTCTGAATGCTACCAATGCTTTGGTAAACCAGAACTCGGCAAATATCCAACGTAACTTGGAATTAATCCAGGGTATTCAAGATAACACTAATGGTAATTACACGACCATCAAGGATTTGTTGGAAAGTGAAATTGCTGCTCGTAAATCTGAAGATATCCGATTGGAGGCAAAGATTGACCAGAATACCTCTGATCTCAACACGGAAAGAGAAGAAAGAATTGCTGCTGATAAAGTTCTTCAAGATAATATCGATGCAGAGGAAGCTGCTCGTATCGCAGAAGATAAGAAAATCAATGCTCGTATTGATAAAGAAATCCAAGATAGGACTGATGCAGATACTGCTCTGGATAACAAGTTCACGTCAATTACCAATGACCATGAGGAAAGACTGGTAGCTGAAGAAGGTACCTCTGATGCTTTGCCTGATACTATGGTTACGGATGTAAGTGCCATAACTCGTAATGATACTCAACTTACATTCAAAGTAAAAACTTCTACTAAGGACCAGGAAAATAACCAGTACGGTGATGAGGTAGAGGCAACCAAAAACCTTTTACCCGTTACCCAAACTCTTGCAGGAGTTATGTCTGCAGCAGACAAGGTTAAGCTTGATGGCTTAGACCCCAATGCTATTACAGAAATCTCAGCAGCATCCGATGCCGATAAGGTTACAGTAACCATAACTAAGGACAATGGGTTGAATGATGACACTACTGAAACTTTCGATTTACCGGTAGTATCGGCAGATAAGGCTGGTACTATGACTGCGAAAGATAAGGTAGAATTGGACAGAATCAATACCGCTAACTTTGCTTTGGGTGCCGTTACTCCTAACGAAACCACAGTGGGAATTGCTGCTACTAAGACTAATGTTGAAGATGGTACTACAGTTCAGAACCCAATTACTTTGCCTTCATCAACTCCCGAAAAGGCTGGTGTACAATCAGCTGCCGATAAGAAGTTGTTCGATTCTCTTCCTCCAAAGTTTGTAAGTTATCATCGTAATTCAGTACCCTATGCGGAACATGTAGACCTTGTTTCTCAACCTTCAGTAAAGAATGAAGAGACGGGTATTTATGAAATGAAGGGGACAGATAATATTTCCATACCTAAGGCAACTAAGGAAAAGGCCGGTGTAATGACCGCTGCTGATAAGGTAAATCTTGATGAGACCTTACCAGATGCTATTGCTCAAGAGGTTCAAGACCGCAAGGATGCAATCGAGGCTTTAGGTAATGAATCTACAGCTGCCCTGAACAAAGAAATCCAAGACCGTAAAGATGCAGATACTGCTCTTGATACCAAGTTCACTAAAGCAGTAGCTGATGAAGCAAAAGCTCGTACAGATGCCGACACTGCATTGGGTGCAAGAATCGATAAAGAGATTTCTGATAGAACAGCAGCAGATACTGCACTTGATAATAAGTTGCAGGCAAATATTGATGCTCTAGAAGCTAAACATGATGCCTTTGTTGCTACGAAAGGTAAAGCTAATGGATTTGCTTCTCTCGATGCAAATGGTACAGTACCGGCTAACCAATTACCTTCATATGTAGATGACATCATCGATGTATATGCTACCTATGATAAATCCGCTACTGGTGAACTTACGAATATCAAATTGTATTCAGATGCAGCTCATCAAAATGCCATCACTGGAGAAGCTGGTAAGATTTATATCAATATCACCAATGGTGAACCTCCTTACCAATTCCGTTGGACAGGTACTATCTTTGCAAGGGCAGATGCCCAGGTACTTATTCTTGGGCAAATTACAGGTACTGCTTTCGATGGTGGTAGAGGTAAAGAATTGGAAGACCAGATTGCTTCTTTGAAGACTAATGGTGCATCCCATTTTGATAACAACACTTACCAAGCAAGTACTGTACGATTGAATTTCAAATGTTGGTCTGGTAATGGTAATGTTCAAGATCATTCTTCTCAGATTACTGCTGCTACAGCTTCTCAGGCTGGTGTAATGACTGCAGCCGACAAGGTTAAACTTGACACTACCCTACCTAATCAGATAGCTACTGAAACTACCAATCGTACCAATGCCGATAATGCAATTACGGCTAAGATTAACAGTTTCCCTGACCATATCCTTGGTAGAGATTTGGAGAACTCAGGTAATTTAATTAATCTGATTACTTCTGCTACTAAATTAACATTGGGTTACTGGTGGACAGAAAGGAAAGAGGATGGTAGTTTCCAGGTAAACGAAACTCAACATACCTTCGATATTCCTGCAGCAACTCAAACCCTTGCAGGTGTAATGACTGCTGCAGATAAGAAGAACCTGGATAATACCGTAACTGGGCTGGCAAATGAAATTACCAACAGAACCAATGCCATCAATTCTCTTAGAACAGAATTGAAGACTTATATCGATGAAGTAGTAGGTAATACTGATACCAATTTAACTGCATTGGAAACCAAGGTAAATCAACATATTGCCAATAAGAGTAATCCCCATGCAGTAACTAAGACTCAGGTAGGTTTGGGTAATGCCGATAATACTTCTGATGCTAACAAACCAGTATCTACTGCTCAAGCTTCTGCTATTGCCGATGCTAAGGCTGCCGGTACTGCTGCTCAGACATCTATCAATAACCATGCTGGTAGAAAGGATAATCCTCATTCAGTAACTAGAACCCAGTTGGGATTGGCAACTACCGACCAGGTAGTATTTGCTAAGACTACTGCTCCTTCTGGTTTCTGGAAAGAGTCTTCAGATGTTCGACTCAAATCTAACATTAAGGATTTGAATCATACTCTGGAACAGATTTGCCAGATACCAACTAAGTCATTCGAAATGCTTGGTAAAGAGGACGAGGGAACTATTGCTCAGAATCTTGAGGGATTGGGATTTGGTAAATATGTAGAGGAAGTTCCAGTAGAGAAATCTACAGTACCTAATCCAGAGGAATTCGAAACTTTGGAAATCAATGGGGAAGAATATGTACTCGTAAAACAAGTTAAATATCACAAGATGTCAACCTTGGCAATCGAAGGTGTTAAACTTCTCTACGATGAAATCAAGGCTTTGAAGGCAGAGATTCAGGAACTTAAAAACAAATAAATCTTATGGGAGAGATAGCAACCTGGAGTGCTGTCAAAAGTAAAGTAGGCCTTGGTAAGGATGGTAATGACTGTCCTACCAAGGCTGAATTGTTAGCACTCTCCCCTACAGGAACAGGGGAAAATTCTGTGGGGTTGGAGTTATCCAATGCCAGTTCCTATGGAAACAACGAATGTGTCAAACTCGAAGATATTCATAAGGTAACTTATAAGTATACATTTACAGCTATAAATACTTCCTTTACTTTTCCTGCCATAGGTGGAGAATCAACCCCTGCTAGAATAGGTTTAACTTCAACTAAACAAAAGTATTGGGATGGGGTAGCTCAAGGCTCTTCGGTAACAGTGGGTCATACCGGAACAACTTTACCAGATTGGTTAAAGGGGTCTACTGATACTATGGGGTTTATTGCTACCGAAAATTTAGCCCTATCTTCAAGAGCTCATACTAGAACTTATACTCAAGATGAATCTGGTAAAACCGTTTCTGCTACCTTTACTCAAGCTGCTGCATCTCAATCTTGGAGTTATGGATTTAGTGTAAACCCCCCTTCTATGTCTTTTGGGGCAACTGGAGGTACTAAAACTTTCACGGTAACCTCATACAAGCAAGAATTAAGGAATGGTCATAACTATGGTAACCAAATTTCTTTAACTTATACTAGAGCTAATGGAGGAAGTATATCCGGTACTGGTACTTCAGTAACTATGGGTAATAATACTTCTACCAGTACTCGTAGTGGTACCGTAACTTTAACCCAAGCAGAAACCAATAAGAAAGTAACCATATCTTGTTCTCAATCTGCAGGTTATAAGACTTATAGTGAAATTACTGCAAGTGGTGGAGCTGTAACAGATATACCTGCAAGTGGAGGTACAAGAAGTTCATTTACTACTTTGCCAACTTATTCCCAGACCTGGGGATGGAATGGTTCTACAACGGGAGGAGGTACGATTACAAGTGGTGCTAGTATTAGTTATGGTACTGCAGTTAGTGCAAGTAATCTGAAAGATACCATAAAATCTAGAACCCAAGTAGGAACCATTACTGGTACCTTATCACTAAATGGTAAAACCAAATCTGTAAGTGTACCAGTATATCAAGAGGCAAATAAATGGTTGAGCTATTCTTATGGTTCATGGTCTGTAACTCTAATTGCTAGTTCATACACTATTTCTAATACTGGGGGGAGTGTAACTTTATACCCAAGTGCAAGTAGATATCGATATTCAAATTATACTTCTGGTTACACAGTAAGGGATGGCTATGATACTGCTGACCCATCCTTAAGTACCAATGGTATTTCGGGTTTTACATTATCTGGGACTACCCTTACTGCTTCTTCAAACAGTAGTACCAGTTCTAGAACTGTTAGAGTCTTTGCTAACTATGCTGGGGCTTCTGATTATGTAGATATCACTCAGGGTGGTGTTTCAGTATCCTATAAGTATTATTTGGCTTTTACTTCCCCTACTGGTTCAAGAACTACTACCAGAACTGGATTATCAGCTTTGGGAGGTAATAACTTTACAGTTGATGTAGCTTATTCTTTTAAGACTAAGGTAATAAACGGTTCTGAAATAAGTACAAGATACCCATTAGCCTTAACTGTAACCTCAAAACCAAGTTGGGTTACAAATGTAGCAATTACAACGTTATCGAGTGATAATGGAAACTATAGGTTAACCTTAACCTTAACAGAGAATACCGTAGAATCAACAAGGTCAGGTACCATTAAATTAAGGCAAGCAGAAAAGAATGATGATGGTTGGGAGCTTACAGTCAACATAACTCAAAATGCTGCAGTGATTACCTATGAATACGTATTCGAACTATCATAGATTTAATTTACAACACCCGGATATTTTTATATGAGATAATTAACTTTATTATTAATTTCTAAATCCAAAACATTATGGGAGTAGAAGTAAAAGGTGTCGGCGATGGCGTTGTAATCGCGGACAGAGGCTGCAATGATAATTGTTGCTGTGGTAATCGTAATTCTGGCTGGGGCTCCGGTTGGGGAGCCGTGGGTGGTGCATTGGTAGGGGGTGGTTTTGGTGCTGCTGCAGTTTCTGTATGGGACAAAATCAATGATACCAAAGCTGACATTCAGAAAGTAGAATCTACGGTTCAAGAAGCAAAGGCAGGTATCTACAAAGATATCTCTGATGCTGCTCGTGGAGTTACTCAAGAAATCAGTGGGGTAGCAAAAGATGTTGCCGGTGTTGGTAGAGAAATCCTTAACAACCGTTTCACTACGGAAAGAGGTCTTTGTGATTTGGGCTACAAAACGAATTCGGATATCCGAGATTCTCGTGACCAAATGGGCGCAGGCTTCAATCGTGTTATGGACCGTCTCTGCAACATGGAACACCAACAGTCAGATTGCTGCTGCGAAACCAAAGGCTTGATTAAAGAAGTAAAATCTGACTTGGCTCTTCAGTTGGAACGTTGCTGCTGTGACCTCAAGAAGGGCCAACAGGAAATCAAGTGTCTCATCGAGAATACTGCAAAAGACCAGGAGATTGCCCGCCTTAATCGAGTAGTAGATGCTCAGAGAGACCAGAACATTATCAATCAAGTTGTGGCTGCCTTAAAAGGTACAACTACACCGGCTCGGTAATTTTTAATTTGCCGGGATGACTAAAAAGGAGTACACCTAAAATAGATGCACTCCTTTTTTCGTTTTAACACATTAACTAAGGAATTATGGAACAACAAGAACAACTCACAGAATTTAAGATACAACTAGCATTACCTGCTCCAAATATAGAGGTTGCTCAAGAAGTAGCAAACAAAGCTCAGGTACTCATTAATCAATTTGGATACTATCAATTTCTAAAACTGGTAGACTTCATGCAGAAGAATCCAGGTGCAGTATCATTCGGTTTAAACTTAATAAATAGAAAATGATTATGGAAGAATTGATTTTTCAGAAAGTACAAAAGGGTGATATGATTTTCACCTTAGAGAAAGATCGTCGGTCTGGTTATCCAATCTTTGACCAAGCAAGAGTTTTAAAAGTTGGCGAAAGTAAACCAATGGCCTCAAATGGTAAAGAAGGTTTTGTTAACAGTATCGAATTAGTGATACAAGATTCAATATCTCAAATTACCATTTATTTACCAACTAATGTAAATGAAGGTATTTATAATGGTACCTATTATACGACCAATCTCGATAATATCATTAATGAGGTATCAATGCAGAAACAGAATGCTTTAAATATTTTAAATAACAAAGCCAAATTTGAGGCAGTTGTTTCTGAATGCGATAATATTCTTGGTTTAATTAATAATCGTTCAGAATCACCTCGTAATCCTGCTCCAGATTTCGAAGAATTTAAGTTATCCATGAATGAGAGGTTAACTAACCAAGAAACCCTTTTATCAAGGATTGCTCAAGAATTGGGATTAGATAAACCTAAACAATAATAAGAATTATGCCAAGTAAGTCGGTTAATATTACACTATCGACTCCAATTGGTCCTCTAGAAATATACGTAGATAAACGAGAACAAGCTCGTGCAGAAAGGTTGATTGCCAAAACTCCAAGTATCTTAATTAAGGGTTATGCGGAAGGTACAGAAAAGTTTGGCAATCAACTTCTTCGTATAGTAAGACGAAGTTTGAATACTGGTGTACCTCCAAGAGGTTCCGGAGTATCTTGGCCACCACATGCTCCTGGTACCATAAAGAAGTATGGGGACCATACCATGCTAAATCTTACTGGACAATATGCCAGGTCAGTTACTTTAGTAAAGGGTAAGAAAAGAACTTTCGTTGGTTTACCAATTGGAATCAAGAAGATTACTTATACTGGTAAGACTTCAAGAAAAACTTTGAATCAGATAGCTATCATGTTAGAGTATGGTAGTAGAGATGGTAATTTACCACCTCGTCCTCTCTGGGCTCCTGCATTTAAGGCTGCTAGTGGAAAAGCTGCCTTACAAAAGGAAATACGTAATGAAGTTAGAAAAGAAATAAGGAGGATTATATAATGGCAGTAGATTTTAAAATATCTTCACTATCAGGAACTGGTACTGCTACCATTCGTGTAAAACCGAAAGCAGTAAATACAGAACAGACCTTAAAAGAGCAGGTCCTCAAGGTAGTAGTTCAGGGTGTAGAAAGGGAAGTAACTCTGATACAAAAGGCTGCTCCTAAAATAGTAGAGACCTGGGGAACTTATTTTAGTATCACTCCGGAAACTACTTCCCCTTTCGATGGTACTAAAAGGGGTGAGACTCTAGAAATAAGGGTATATAGTTACCAACAGAAGTTTATAAATAATGAGCCTCAAGATGAATACCGTGCTGTAGATTGGAAATTAGAAAGCTCATCCGATTGGTTAGAGGTAACCCAAGAAATTGGGGAAGCTAATGCTGCAGGTAAGCTTATTATCAAAACTAAATCTACTAATCAAGATCACAACCCAAGTAACTATGACCCATTAGAAAGAACTACTACGGTTAAGATTATCTCACAGCAAGAACCTAACCCAGAGATAGTTTTAAATATAACTCAATCTCCAGGTATTAGAACTACTGAGTATGGTTTTGAACCAACTCCCAATATACCATTTCCAAATATGGGGCAAGGTAGTAATACTGCTTCTATTAGGGGTGTAAAGGGATACCAATACTACCATATCAATGGTTATGAAGTGGCTAAGTTTATAAAACCGTTTAAGATAACAGACATTAGTAAAACCATAGAGGGTACTATTCCTTCTCCAGGGACGGACCCTATACCATTTAAAGTATGGCTTACCGATTACCCCTCTAATATAAGTACTACTTGGGTTAGTGAATTAAATTGTACTGGCCATCTTGAAACCCGTATATCAGGGCTTGGTGGTGTGGTTGTAGTATATAATGGAGTTATAAATGATACTGGCTACCCTGAAGTTCAACTAAAAATTAGATTAGGAAATTAATGGTAAATTCAGAAGAGATAGTAGAGAGAACTTTTTATATCTCTTTACTAAGTACAATGTTAGAAATGGGTCTAACTTTGAATCCAGAAGACTTCTTACCTTTGTCTCAAGAAAACGAAAAAAGATTTCAAGAGGCGATTAAGAATATGAAGAAGTTTATACCCCTATTTGGTATCGGAAATAATCAAGTGAAAGGACCTAAAACTCTCCCAAGGATAACCATAGAATTACAGGGTTATTATGCGGGAGATATTGGTGTGAATAAATACATCATTGGTGATAAACTAGAAGATGGTAATTATCAAGCTTCTGAATTCCCTTACGAAACTAAGGATATCACTATTGATGTACATCTAGTTTCTCAAACTCAAGCCGATATGAGATTACTTCATACAATCTTATATACTGGCTTACCTGCTAGAGGATACGTAAGACCTTATTTCAATGACTTAGAGGAATGGGACAAGGGCAGGCTTGCACCTACCGGAAACCTATTCATTGAAATTGGTAATTACTATGACCACCCTGATGTAGAACATGGTATACTTGAAAAGGTATATACCTATGTGTGTAAAGATGGCATTCTTTCAGAGAAGGCTTTGGAAGAGGAGACACTTACACCCATTAAGGATATTTCAGTTCTTATTGGGTTGTTAGAACAAAATGAAAATGAAATGTTAGAGTTAAAAGTACATAAGGTATAGGTACAATACTCTAGGGTATAAATTAAACAAGTAATTAACTTTAATCACAATAGAATTATGCCAACTTCACCTCATGTTGATTTTAAGTTTAAGAACAATAACGTTCTTCAAACTACTCCTATGTTAGGAGTTTCTTGTGTATTGGCTAGAACTACTAAGGGCCCTTATGATGACCCCTCAGAAATCATCTCTACATTCTCTCAGTTCCAAAGAATCTATGGTTCTGAAATTGTACCAGATGGTTCTGTATCAAATATCGAAAAGGCTTTGCAGGGTGGTTCTAAGCTTCGTGTTATTCGAGTGCTCGGTAAAGGAGCTACTCAAGGTACAGTAGCTGCAACAGCAAGTAGAACTGCTCCAGTTGCTAAATCAGAAGAAGAAGGAATAGCTCCTGCTTCTGCAGTTCCAGAACCTGCTACACCGGCTGCAATTATTACTATTGCTTCTGGTGGAACTACCTATAGTTTGGGATTGGTAACCAAAGGTTATGGAGACCTCATCGGTAGTACTGATACCTTCCAGGTAGGTTTCTATAAACAATCTAATACTTTGTATTATAGAATCTATTCGGGCAATGGCCAGGTACTTGAACAAGGTCCGGTAGTAACTTATAAAACTGCCGATGATAACAATAATACTTCGGTAGATTACCTTGCTCTTAGTGCCTTTGCTAAGAACTCAGAGTATATCAAACCGGTAGTTGTAGCAGGTTCATCTTTCGAGAACCTAATCAAATGGTTAACCGAGAGTGTAGATGGTACCAAAAATGCGGTTACGGTTACCGTAGGTGGGGCTGCTCCTACTGATACAGAGAAGATGTTTACCGGTACTGTGGGTAGTGCTGGAACTACACCCACTGCTGATGAGTGGATTGCTTCTCTGGACTTGGTAAGGGATTATACGGATTTCTATCAGTTACTCATTTCTCATATTTCTCAACACCTTACTGCTGATGCTGATGTACTCAAGGTATATAAGGCTGCTGCAGATATGGCAAAAGAGTTGATGGAATGGGTACTGTATATCGAAGTTCCAAAACACTTGACCCATTATACTCAAGGTACACAACCCAGAGATTACAAAGCTCAGGTTACTTGGGTACAGACTTGCCTTGGTACTGTAGGTAACTCTAAGTACATTGCCTACTTTGGTGGTGGACTTAAGTACTACAACGAAAATGGTAATCTTCAGGATTCCGATGTAGTGGGTACTATTGTTGGTTTGGGAGATGCCTCTGCTACTCAATATGGTCCTTGGAAATCCTTTGCAGGTATGAACCGAGGAGTTATTGGGGATGCAGTTGGTCCAGTATGCCCTAACTATGGTTCTCCTTCTCGATATAACGAACTGAACACCCTTGCTCAGAATTATATCAATGAGATGGTAATCAAAGATACTCCAGATGCAGGTAAGCAAACCATGCTATGGCATTGCTTCTCTTCTCAAGTGAAACAGGATTCTGAAAGATTCCTTTCAATTGTAAGGTTGAATCTCTATCTGAAGAAGTTCCTTCGCCCGGTACTCAACAAGTATATCGAAGAACCAAACGTTTGGAGTACTTGGAAGAGAATCTGGTTGGAGGTTAAACCTACCTTGGATTCTTTGGTAGACGAAGATGCTATGACCGAGTATACCTGGATGGGTGACCAAGATGCAACTTCTTGGGATGACCTTTCGGTTAATAACGAAGCAGATGCTCGTCAGGGTAAGTACCGTGCTATCCTTAAGTATAAGGATGTAGTTCCTATGCAAGAGGTAACTATGGAGATTGTAATCGATGCAGCTTCTAAGGCAGTATCAATCGTAGAAACAAGTAATAACTTATAAACTCATAACACAATGGGAGCAAAAGTAAAAAACCCACGGAAGAAATTCTTGTGGAGTATCATGTTCCCCAAACACCCTATCAATACTTATCTATTCCAAAGTTGTACTTTGCCTGATATTGAGATTGACCAGGTGGCTCATGGGGATGTCAATAGAGATGTTAAAACTGCTGGTAGGGTTACTATAGGTAATCTTATCGTAGAGAAACTTATGACTACTGCAGGTTCAGATACCTGGCTTCATGATTGGCTTTATGCTTGCCAAGACCACATAGTTGGTGGAGGTTTGGTACCAAGCCAATATTGGGAAACGGCTATTGTAAACGAACTTGCCGAAGATGGAGTTTCGGTTCTTAATACCCACGTCTTCGAAGAGGTATGGCCATGTAAGATTACCGGCTTAGACTTGGACAGAATGGCTTCAGAGAATACCATTGAGTCCATAGAGTTCTCAGTTGGTACTGCAGATAAATACTAATTCCTTAGTCTATTTTCACTAAGATTCGGTGGAGGGGTGGGATTCCTGTGATAGGAGCTCACCCCTTTCTTGTTGTTATACGGAGTACTATGAACATTTGTAAACATTAAATATATCAAAGTTATGGAATTTAGAACATTTAGATTTACCGGACCCTCTGGTTTCGAATATGAAATTAGAGAACAGAATGGTGCTGATGAAGATATCCTCAGTAACCTTTCAGACATGAAAACTTTAATGAACCTTACCAAGTTCATTGCAGCAATCGTAATTAGAACTAATGCCACTCCTAACGGTAAGCTAACCGTTGATGATGCTCTCAATCTACCAGTCAATGACCGCTATGCAATTATTTTCAATTCTCGTATATTCTCATTGGGAGAGGAAGTAGAATTTGAATATGACTGGGGTAAAGAGAACGGTGGTAAAGTTACTTATGGCCAAGACCTTCATGAGTTCCTTTTCGATTATTCAGAAGTACCCACTGATAATAGGGTATTTGATGAAAAACCAGATGCCATCCCTTATTATCCAAAGGGTATTCAATTAACCGGTCATGAATATCTTCTTTCATCGGGCAAGAAAATCAAATTTGATTGTATGACTGGTAAGGGAGAACAGGAGTTCATGAAGTTACCCTTGGATAAACAAACTAAGAATGCCCCCTTACTTTGTCGGAATCTTTACTTAGAAGTAGACGGTAATTGGGAGAAGGTAGAAAACTTTACTCCATTTACAGCAAAAGATATGGCTGAGATGAGAAAGTATATAATCTCTATTGACCCTATCTTTAAGGGAGAGTCCCATATTACTAATCCCTTAACTGGAGAAGAAAGAACTTATCCTATAGTTTGGGCACCCAATTTTTTCTACCTGACGGAAGAGTAATGTTAGAGAGTGATTTTGTTTATATCACCAGAGCCGAGATAGCCTTAGACTATTTCGGCTTTTTACGTCTTCCGTATAGAATCAGGAAAATATTTAAGGAAATGGCCGAACAATATTATAAACAATTAAAGAAAAGAAAATAAATTATGAATACCAGTAGGAGTATAGTAGAGGTCGGTGTTGCCATGGTATTAAAAGACCGATTCTCTCAAGAGGCTGGCAAGATATCTGGGTCATTCAGAACAATGATGAATGATATGAATACCTGGAATAGAGGTATACAGATGTCAGCTTCCAATACAATGGACTTCGGAATGCAGCTCGTAGGGGGAATGGCAAGGGCCTATAAATACTCTGCGGGTGTTCAGAATGAAGTTTGGACTGCTTCGAAAATTGCTGGTGCTACCATTGCAGAACAAAGAGAAATGTTACAATTGGCAAAAGATGTCAATGAGATAACTCCTCTTACTGCTTCGGATGTTGCATCAGGACAAAGATACCTGGCTATGGCGGGTAATAAATTCGATGCTATTAAAGAAATGATTGGGCCAGCATCTAAGCTGGCTTCAATCTTTACAATGCCAGTGGGACAGAAAGGTGGTGTAGCTGACTTGGTGACCAATATCATGTCAATGTACCAAATCCCAATGGGAGAAGCCGCTAGAGTAACCGATGATTTATATACTGCAGTTACTAATGCAAATATATCTTTAACAGACTTAGCCCAGTCCATATCTTATGCAGGAGCAGATATGGCAACTGCTGGAGTAGACCTTCGGCAAACGGCTGCTGCTATTGGTGTATTGGGTGATATGGGTATACAGGGTTCTATGGCAGGTACCTCACTGGCCAATATGATTCGTTACTTACAGCTCTCTCTTGTTAATCAAAAAAAGAAAGGCTATAACGCTTTAGCAGACTTGGGCTTAAGTCCCGATGAATTCTTCGATGCTCAAGGTAACCTTATAGACCTTTACACTATCTATCAGAAGTTTGCTAAGGCCACAGTAGATTTACCTTCACGGATAGAAACACCAACCTTCTTCAATATCTTTGGTGTTCGTGGTAATCGTGGTATGCTTCCAGTACTTCGAGATATTGCTTCTGGTAGAGATAAGATGGGTAAGATACTTGCTACCTATGACCAAAACATGGGAGTAGTAAATCGACTCAATGAAGAACGTCTTAAAACCGATGCAGGTGTAATCGACCAATTCGAATCAAGTATAGAGAACTTAACCGTTACGGCAGGTGCGGCTTTGGGTAGAATCTTTACCCCAGTACTAAATGTGGGTAACTCTATAATCAAAGTAATTAATTCTATCTCAGAAACTTGGGTTGGAGGTTTTGGTCTTAGGATAGGAGCTACTGCAGTAGTAGTGGGTACTATAGTTGCAGGGTTTAATACTGTAAGAGGTATTATTAGGTCTGTTGGGTATTTACAAACTATTGCTACTGCTTCTACTGAAGGTATGTCTGCTGCAGCAATAAAAACTAATACTCAGTTTGCCATTATGGAAGCACACATGGTAAGGATGGTTAACCTTATGAGAACCATGGTTCAACTCCAAATGATGTCAAGCGGTATTGGTATGAATTCTGCTGGTAGATTTTATAACACTAAAACCGGAAGATATGTTAAGACACCAAATCCTGGAGTACCATTAGCAACTACTATGGCGGGTAATTTAGCTGGAGGGGCTTTAGCTGGAGCAGGTGCCCAAGTTGGTAGTCAAGTGGCTAGGCAAGGTGCTATAAAAGGTTTAACATCTATAGGTGGTAGACTTATGGGATTACTCGGTGGACCCTGGGGATTAGCAATTACTGTAGGTCTTCCTTTATTAATTGAGGGTATTAGTTACCTTAGTAATTCAGTAGATAGGAATACTGAAGCTCAGAATAAAGAGAAAGAAGACCCAACTACCATTAGAGCCCAGAATGAAGAGAGATTTATTAATGCTGTTAGGTTAGCTATTAAAGAAGGTATGAGAGATTCTCGTATCAATATCTCAGTAGATGGTCAAGCAGTTGGAGATTATGCTCCAGGTTCTCAACAAGATTTTACTGGAGCTGCATTTGTAATGGGAATATAAAACTAAAACACTATGGCTAGAGTATTAAATAAAGCAGCAGGTAAGGTTGTTGAAAAGTACAATGACCTTACAAGAGATACAGCAGGTGTTCTTACGGGTCCATTAAATAAACTATGGAGAGCTCGGATATTACTCAATCGAACTCTTTCTACTCTTCCCAAAGATGATGCTCAAAAGGGTAAACTCTATACTCCCAATGGAGTAATCGGAGAAGCTCAAATATCGTCTAAGAACCCTATTCTAAATAAACAACTCCAGGCTAAATGGAGAATGGAATTACAATTCCCAAGGTTAGAAGAAGGTGAAGGAGTAGACCCAGCAAAGGGGAATAAGAATACTACTAATTACAGAAACTTTGAGGCTAAAGCAGAGGTTATATATCAGAATGAAGTAAGGATATATAACATGACTGTTAACCCCACTCAATACATTACCTTACAGAATAGACCTCCAGAAATAGACTTTAGAGGAGAAACCACATGGGCCACCATTAAATCAATGGGTCGCAATGTACCCATGTATCACTTTACTGGAGCTGAAGACATTATTCAATTCAATGTGTCTTGGTACTGTAATGACCCAGAAAATCCTGAAGAGGTAATCAATAAATGTAGGTTATTAGAAGCATGGTCTAAATCTAATGGTTACCAGGCTGCTCCTCCGATTGTTAAGATTGAGTGGGGGGATTCTGGTATATTCGATAACCACAATTATATCCTTACCTCAGCAACTTATACTCTGAAGAACTTTCAGAACGGTTATCGAATAAGGATACCCGGAAAGCCAGCTACTTTTGGTAATGGTAGGTTATTGCCTGCAGCAGCAACTCAAGAATTGATTTTCAAGAGAGTAAGTGCATATAACTTATCCTATGGAGATTTTATAAATTCCGATTCACTTAAAAAGACAGGAGGTATTAAATATGATTGATGTTAACCAATATCTAAAGGGAGCTAGCCCATATAATAATGCCTATGCTCTGAAGTATAACGATGGGGATTATTCCTTAGAGGCTAAACCTCCAATAGTACCAGAATCCCCTAACGATATTCAACATACTGTTAAAGATGGGGAAACCCTACAAAATATTGCTTTCAGGTATTATGGTGATTCTGGTAAGTGGTACATAATAGCTGAAGCTAATAAGATACTGAATCCTTTTAAGGAATTAGAAATGGGAACCCTAATAAGAATACCGACTTATGGCAGCTAAACAGAAACCTATATTATATAAGGGAATGGGTCAACCTTATTTGGCCCTTTTCAATTTTGGAGGTATGCCTATAATGAATCCCATTACAGGTATACCCCTTGGAGCGTATATAAGTACCTGGAGTTATAGATACGATGAGGAAAAAGAAAACTTGGCTACTCTTACTTTTGATACGGGTAATCCTGATACAGTAGACATTGCTGATATCCAGGAGAACCAACAGATATGCCTTCAATGGGGTTACATATATCCCGATGGCCAATCCATATCTGGACCTGTGAAGATAATTAAGGTAAGAGAGTTCGAAGCCGTATTCGATTCTACAGGTACTCATGTAACTACTAAGTGCATTGATTCTTCAGGGGATTTAAGATATCAGCCTGCTTATGTTCATTCGGACATGGAAGGTTATAAATTATCTACCTATTTAGACAATGGTTGTGGGAATGCTATTGGTGTAATCATAGAAATATTTCAGTAATGGAACAACAGATAATAAGTAATAAAGTATACGAGTCACTACAGGTACCCACAGAGAGTACCCGTACTACTACTGGTAAAGTACTCTATGCTAACAAATACAGTGGAGTAGCAGAAGTAGCTATGCCAGAAGACTTGAAAGCTTTAATTGATAGTGACTTTGGATTAGTGGGCAAGAACGTCTTAGTTCAATTAGAACAGAAGATGAAAGGGTATACTAATGGGCCATGGTATGTGGATTCAAGGGATGGTGTTATCTATATACATAATCGGAAATTCCATGAAGAACCGGTATGTACTTATACATATCAAGGAGAGAATGGGGAAGTACTTAGAGTATCTTTTGCTACTCAGAAAATAACTAAAAGAGTTAAAGCAGTATTAGCTCCATCTCTAGACCCAGATAGTAAAGATTTATCGGTATTATCAACTAATATAAATGAGCCAGAGGATAAACCTCCATTAGCTTTAAGACCTCCTGTGGCTCAGGTAGATAACCTTATGGTGTCTAATATTACTGGCAATGGGTTTGAAGATTATAGAAGTCATCCTACTACTCCTACAGAGGTAATGGATGCTTGGGACACTCAGCTTCAGTATAACATGGAAAAAACTGCAGAATATAAAAAGAGAGTAGAAGAGTATGAAGCAGTGGGTCCAGTAGGTGCTTATGAAGCAGGTAAGCAAAGGAGATTTGATGAAATGTCTACCGAAGAAGTACGAGCTACCATTAATCAAGCAGCCAACGAGTTACCTGATGATAAGAAGAATGCCCTTAAGCAAGTACTAAAAAATTCTAAAAATGGTAAAGAGTTAGAAGCTAATCTTAAGAAGCTATTAGAATGCGAAATGTATCTTTTCGAAGATGAAGATGGTATGGAATTTATGGTAGAAGAGTATGTAGACCCCTTAGATTATGACCCAGAGGGTTATACCTCTAAACAAGCAGGAGCGGGTATAGCTTCTGGTATCAATTTTCAAGCTGGAGTATTACCTGCTTCAGAGAGAGGTTTCGAAGCTTTAAAGAAAGACCCCTATACTGAAGTATTATCCGATATGGAAGTTGATACTACTAAGGGTTATGGTCAGGGTCAATATGGTAAGAGGGTTAAGGTAAGACATATGAAAAGGGTAAACCTTAAAGTTCCGATTTATAAACTCTACCATAACCTATTCAGTAGATATGGTGGAGCTGATAAGTATGCTTGGGCAGCTAATGCCAATGCTAATGGAGGCTTAAAGCAAACTGAGAAAAGATTAGTATGTCAACTTCAGGTAGTGGGTAGACCTATGCTAGCAACTTCCCAAATAATCCGAATAGATAATGTAGGGAAACGTTGGTCAGGGCTTTGGTATATAAAACAGTGTACTCATTCTATGGATGCCGGTCAAGGGTATATAACTAATATGGAATTAGTAAAGAACAATTCCAAGTCTAGCTCTGTAACTTCTAAAACTGATTTATCTACTCAAAACATCGTAGCTAATGATGCTAAAGCTAATGCTAAAACTAAAAAGGGGCAAGATAAAAAAGCCCTAAGTACTTCTCAGAATCTTAATCTTAACTTTACTTATAATGAGAAGGTATATTACAATGAGCATTTCTTGAATGATAAGGGGGACATAATTGATATCAAGGGTCAAGCTGAGTTCATTAGAAAGAAAGCTTATTATACGGAAGTAAATGCCGATAATCCCCAAGCCTTGGCAGAGGGTATAGTGTTATCTACAGGTAATACAGTTACCTCTAAGGGTAAGTTAATTCCTGGTAAGATATCAGTTAAACAAATCCAAGTGCCTGAAGATTATGGGGTTAAGTTTAATTATATGGCCATAGCTAATCGAGTATACCGAGACATAGCTAAAAGGCATAAGCGAATAGCAAGTCAAATCTATGTAGAAAAATAAGGGTATGAGTTACGAAACAGCAAAGATAATAACCGACGAAGGCTTAGAGGGTCTTGGTCGGTATTACTCTGTTTATCGTGGCATTGTTATTGATAATAACGATGTAGAGAAACATATGAACAGGGTAAAGGTATGTGTTCCAGAGGTAATGGGTGGAGTATTTGCTTGGGCATATCCTAAAGGACAACATGGTTCAATTAGTTCTGGTTTCAAATTCTTAGCCCCTAAAGTGGGAGATACGGTATTTGTTACTTTTGAATTTGGGGACCCAACTAAACCTCTCTGGGAATACCATGGTTGGGGAATGAGTCAAATACCACAACCTCTGGATGGTACCAATAAAATGGGGATAGTTACTCCCGAAGGAAACTTAATAGTCATAGATGATGATAACGGAGAACTTAATTTACATTTCAATGGACCTGTAAATGTTCGTTCGGAGAAAGAGATAGTAATAAATGCTGATGGGGATATAAACATATCTTCTGGTGATTCCGTGATACTTAATACTGGAGAAAATGGTGGAGTAATCAATATTTTTCAATTAACCGAAAAATTAAACCAAACCATTAAAGAACTAGAACAACTTCGTAGTATGTTCAATTCTCATGTACACTCAGGTGTAACTACTGGACCAGGTTCTTCGGGTCCTACAGTAACTCAAGTAATTAAACCTTTCTCACAATTCGTTGTAGACGATTATGAAGATAAAACCTGCATACACTAATGGAAAAGAATTACTTTACAGACTTAGTTGGTATAGGTGTAACTTACCCTATCCAACTTACAACTAATGAAAAGGGTGAAAGAGGTTGGTACCCAGTAAATGGGGATTTTAAACTTATCAGAGATAATATAAGTTCGATATTATATTACATGATAGGCCAGAGATTTCGACAGGAAAACTTTGGTAGTAAACTATGGCAATGTATTGAGGAACCAAACTCACAAGCCCTAAGTTTTATAATTAAAGAGTTTTTAAAACAAGCCATAGGTGCTTGGGAACAAAGGATAACCTTCCAAAATATCACAGTTACTAGAGTTGATGCAAAAATACACATAGAAGTAACCTATGTAGTAAATGGAACAAATTCTAGTCAGTACCTCGATATCACCTATGACCGGTCGGATAATTCATTAAATACACAATAATATGGGAATCACAAATAAATGGCTTAACCCATACCAGAGGTCTTATCAACAGATTAAGGCCAAGCTGGTTGAATCCCTTATGGGACTTAAAGACCCCCAAGGTCAGAAACTCATAACGGATTATTCGGAGGGGAATATCTTAATTATCATCCTCTCATTATTTGCGGCAATTGCCGAAGTACTTCACTATTATGTAGATAACATGGCAAGGGAAACCTTCCTATCTACGGCAAGAAGGTATGATTCGGTAGTTAAACATGGAGCTTTGGTAGATTATCATGCTCGAGCAGCAATTGCTGCTACAGTAGATGTAATCTTATCCAGAAGCATTACTGGTAATTCTATTGGAGCTAAGTTAACTATACCCCAAGGTACTCTGTTTACAGATTCTAGTGGTAATTCCTGGTTATCTGCTAGAGACGTAACTTGGTATTCAAATGTAACTACTTGTAAAGTACCTATAGTTCAACACGAGAAGTATACTGCAAGTGCTTTAAATAATATGGTAATACCTACTGGAGATAGAGTTATAATTCATCTGGGTACTCTACCCAATGGTAAGTATTATGAACAAGGCTCTATGTCATTGCAGATAGGTGGGGAAACTTGGGTATTAGTAGATACATTTGCAAAATCCAAACCTACAGACAAACACTTTATGGTTTCAGTAGATGAGGCACTCAATCCCTATATAATGTTTGGAGATGGTACCTTTGGTAAGAAACCAGCTGCAGGTGCAAAGATAACCAATGTAGTATTCTATTTAACCAATGGTACTCAGGGTAATGTAAAGAGTAATACTATTACTTCTGTACCTTCAGTAATCTCTTCTTCAATTACTGATGCTACCGTAAGTAATGCTTACGATGCCGGAGGTGGTTCAAACTATGAAAACTTTACAATGCTCAAAGAACATATACCTTTGAGTGTAAAGACTTTGGGAGTAGCAATTACCAAAGAGGATTTCGAAAGTTTGGCCATGTTGGTTGATGGGGTAAACAAAGCTAAAGCCGATTATGAATGCGGTAGAAAGCTTACCGTATATATTAGCCCAGATGGTGGAGCAGTTGCTTCTTCTGAATTAATTAATAGGGTATATAATTTATTATCCCAAAGGGCTCCTATGACTACTTGGTTGAAGGTTAAATCTGCAGGCAAGGTTCAGATTATTCTAGAGATGGATGTTACCGGTAAGAAGTCTTATAAGACTGCAGAGATACAAACTCAAATTCTTACAGCATTATACAATGCCTATTCTCCAGAGCAAGCTCAGATAGGTGGAAGCGTAAGGTTATCAGATATCTATGCCTTAATAGATAACTTATCAACAGTAGATTACCTTCACCTTACTAAGTTCTATATTAAACCTTGGCCTACTACCATCTACGGTAATAAAGAATTGAACTTGGGTCAGTTTAAATTGAATAAGGCTAAAGGGTCTATGACTTACTATATTACCTTCAATTCATCAACTACTTTTACTGTACGTTCTGTATCAAATGGGTATATGGCTACTGGTACTGTAGGTAATTCTATACAGGTAATAGATAAGGCTAATGGCTTTGACTTCTCTTTGGATATTCAGAACAATAATTATCAGTCTGGTTACAGATATTCTATTACGGTATCAGAACCTAACCATGACTATGAAGACCCCGGTTTTAATTTACCAGTATTCGAAAATGCTTCACAATTGACTTTAACCGTAAAAGAAATTGTATAATGATAAACCTCAAAAATCTAATCGACTTTTTGCCATTCGAATATAAAGCTCAAGATACCTATAAGGTAAATGGCAAAGGCATCTTAGAGAGGTTTCTAGAAATTTGTGGAGAGCATTTTGAAGATTACATTACAAAGGATATTGAGAATATCTTGGACATTATTGATATAGATAAGGCTCCGGATATGTATCTCAATTTCCTTTGGCAATTCCTCGGAGAAATGCCCTTTGCTTATGGGAACACTATAGATGCACAGAAATGGGTAGAGTACTTTAATGGGTTCTACTCCGATGATAAACTCCAAGAGTTATCTAAGCTTTGGATAATACCAAAGGAGGGACCCTTTACTTTAACCAGTACTCAAGTAAGAAACATCCTGAAGTATTCGATATCTCTTTTTAAAATAAGAGGCACCTCTGAGTTCTTCGAGATAATGATGAGGTTGTATGGATTAACCTGCGTAGTAACAGACCCTGCAAAAGCAGATAGCTATGATGGTTGGGTAAAAGGCAATCCACACTTTGACCAATACTATCAGTATGACGATAAGTATACTTACGATAATACTTTTGATTGTTCTCAGTGTATACCAGTAACCTTTAGACTTACAGGTCATGGATATACTTCGAACTCGGCAGCTTTTAGAAAATTTAGAGAAGCTGTAGAGGCTTTCTTTAAAAGGTTCATACCCTATCATGTATCTTTCAATATTCAATATGGGTTTACCGTAAATGATGGGTATACTATTAAAGCCGAGTTAGTAAATCCAGACCAACCCAATTTGATTACTTCTGAAGTATATGAAGTACCAGTGAGGGTAACAGTAACTTCAGATTGGGTAAATGCTGACTTAAGGTACCAGATATCCAGTGATAACGTAAACTGGGGTTACACCAAACATGAAAGTGGTTCTATCTTTAACATACCCAGGGCAGGTACTTATTATTTTAGAAGTGTGGGAGACCCTACTAAGGTAACCCAAATCACCGTTAATCAAGAATCCTATAATCGAGTATATTCTATTACTTGCGACCCAATTACTGGAAAGATAACTCCTACTAACCTAAAAGTAAGTACAGTAGTAAGGGCAAATGTATCTTATAAGGGTACAGTGAAAACTTGTAATGTACGATTATCTGGTACGGATATAGTGAAAGTCTCTGGTTCAACTTGGGAGTTTTCCGAACCAGGTACCTATATATTCGAGGTAGTAGAGTTCCCAGTGAAGCAAACTTCTTTTGTCGTAACTCGAGAAGAGGTTACATATAAGGTAAGATGTACACCTTCTGAATTTAGAGTTGGGGATAAGCAAAGTATCAAGGATGCTACTACCACTCTTACCATCGAATCGAATTACCCAGAATCATTTACTGGTGAACTATATTGTAGGCTAATTGGTGATACTAAGTTGTTTAAGAACGGTGATAAGTTTACTGCTAATAGTTATGGTACTTATAAGTTTAAATGTACACTGGATAAAAGGGAAACCGATGAAGGTGTAGGTATATTCGAAGTAGTATCTGGTAAGACTGCAGTATATAGAATTACGGTTAGCCCACCAACAGTCACATTATTCAATGGCTCTGCAAAAGCTACAGTAAAGATACAACGTATTTCTGGTAATGGAGATGATTACAGAGTAAGGGTAATTGAAACTGGGGAAACCTTTAATGCTCAGAATGGTTATGTATATACTGCAAATAGGGCAGGGACTTATACCTTCCAGTCTGTAGCTTACCCTACTGCTAAGACTACTTTGGTAGTTAATAATTCTCCAGTAGTATATCAGAATAAATTAAAGATAGTACCTTCGGATGCTACAGACAGTCATTGGAAAGAACCCAACTGGGCATTACCAGAAGACCAGATAGATGATACTTATGCAGTATATGCTTTGGTGGATGAGAAGTCTGCTTGTAAGTTCTCACTGGAAGAAATGAAGAACGGAGTAAATGTAAATGGTACTGCTACTTGTGATGAGACTGGAGAAACCTATAATCTGGGTGAAGAGATTACTCTTACCAAAGCAGGTACCTATACTTTCGTAGCTGATGATGGTTCTTCTCTAAGATGCCAAGTAATCCTGGAAGATTATCCAACTATCATTGAGATATCTTGTATTCCAGAGTATGCCGAACTAAAGGGTACTGTTAAACAAGTATCTACCTTAATTAAGTGTACTTCGAATAAACCAGATTTCGATAGTAGAATTAGGGAAGTGGGCAAGGTTAATACCTATGATGCTGGTGGACAAGGTTATGAATTCACTACTGCTCAAGCAGGAGAATATATCTTTGAATCCGTTGCAGATACTTCTAAGAGAACTAAGTTCACTGTAGTAGATGCAGACCTATTAAGTGTTAATCCTCAAAAGTTGGAATGGGAATTCGATGACCTATCGGAAAAGACCTTCACCATTACAACCTACAGTAATCAATCTTGGCAAATAGTAGAACAATGATAAATACAATCGATAGAATCACTGAGACCACAACTCAGTCTTTATTCAAGGCATTTACTGTGGGTATATTGGGAGAGTGTACACAAATCTTGTATAATTTGAGATGGATGATAATTCTTGCAATAATTCTAATCCTATCAGATTTATGGTTTGGGTTATCGGCAAGTAGGTTACAGAAAATCGAAATTCGAAAATCTAGAGCTGGAAGAAGAACTCTAAACAAAATAATAGATTATATCTGTTATGTTCTACTTGGTGCTGTACTTGGTAAAGCTATTGGGGAACCCTATGGGATGAACCCAATAGTGGTATCAATAACGATTATGGTAATATGCTACTGTTTCGAAGTAGATAGTATATATGGACACATCTGTGAAATACATGGTATTAAGAAACGGTACAGTATATGGAGAATACTCTTTAAATTGTTAACCCTCAAGTTCAAGGATGTAGGTGAAGCATTTAAAGATATGTCAGAACAGAAAAATCAATTTAAAAATACTAAGGACAATGAAGACGTACTTTAAGTATGAAGGTATTATTAAATCAAAGGAAGCAGCAGAAGCAATTGCTGCTCCTTCTGGTTTAGGACCATTCTGTGGATTTGGCTCAGCTACCATAAATGGTAACAGGTTAGTGGTATCTCCTCAGGGAGTTGCTGGAAGTAAGTATGCCAATGTAATCAAGGATAGGATTATGGCAAGGTATATGGCAAAGGCTTCAGAAGATGGGGAATTGCCAGACGTGAACTTTGGGTGTATTTCAAGAGATGGGTATGTATTTATATCCGATGAACAAACGATTACTATTGAGAACATCCAAGGTACCCAAGGTTCAACGGAAGAGGTATTACTCTTTGCAGTACACACTACTATCTCCGAACCTGTAGATAACCCAGTAGACTTCGTAGCTTATTGGAATGAATCTTCCGAAAGCTTTTACACATTGTTCAAAAAGTCTCTGGATATTTATTATCCGATTGCCGAAGAGAATCGTACACCGGATATCATTAATAATGATGTATATTCTAATTACGATATGACCTATAGCAATCTTCTAGAGATGGTAGAGAGTGCTTGCCCTTATTACTCTAATAATAAAACTTCCGTTGTTCTTATCGGAGTATATGGTAAGGGTACTGATGCAATGACCAAACGAAATGAGAACTTTGCTATCGTACCCTATCAAGGTAAGTTTCAAGAAATCCCTTATACTACTGCTGCTCAGAGTATGATGAGGGAATCAGTGAAAAGAGTAGAACAGATAAATTCAGGCTTTCCAGTAGTAGATGAATCGGGTACTAAGTTAAATATCAAGCAATACATTGATAGTCAAATTGAGGCTATCAGAAAAGAATTCTCTGAATCTCTGAGTACTGCTAACTTACCAATCGGTTCTATTATTCTTTGGGAAACCGATGTAATACCCAATGGTTGGGCAGAATATACTAAGGCAGCTGGTAGAATAGTTATTGGTTACCAAGCTGGAGGTGTTCAAATTGGGGATGAAGTAATGTTACAGAATGTTGGAGATTACTATACACCAACTAAGGGTAATTTCTTAATCTCTATTAAAGGTGATGACCTTCCTAAGCATAGGCATGCTCTTGGTGTATCTAAAGGTAAACAAGATGATGCCAATAACTGGGAGAACGTTCGTCCTCAATCTTTCTTTAATAGGGAGACGGGATTGAATGGGGATTTCGGTAGAGGGACTCCTACCAAGGGTATTCAAGATGGTGCTATCGTAGTAAGCTGGAACCTATTAGGGGAATCTTTCTTACAAGAAACTTCGGTAGAAACTTTGGATATTGAAAAATTGCCACCGACTATTACATTACGATATATCCAAAAGATATCATCATAAAGTTGTTATTAGTTATTTAGTAGTATTAAAACTCATGTGTATTATTTGTATTGTTTAAGAGTAAACATTTGTTTACAATCTGTGTTTTGCGTAGTAAAAATTAATTGGGAGAGGGACGTTGGGAAACGCCCCTTTTCTTTTGTGTTAATACTTAAGTTCTTCTTTAGCTCGGTCTTCCCAATATTGTATATCTTGTCTAAGTTCTGATATATATCTCATAGATTCATTAGTCTTAGGCATTTCGAAAAATTCGATAAGCATTATATTAGTTATTCGAGTACTATTTTCAAGCCTTTCCTTGATAAAAGGGGGAGGAGTAATTAATACCTCAAACAAAAGATAGGCATCTGGAGAAAGCTTATCCTTCATATAAGTATACATCATATCAAGCATTTCTGATTTAGCTTTCTCTTCTTCGGTATCATCCTCTAATTCTTTGTCATTGTCGAATAAGTCATCAAGTTTAAAGAGGCTTTGATTATACTCTGCTTGTTCTCCGTATGCAGAACGAAGCAATTTGTTTTTGAATGTACTAAGTGATGCAAGGATTCTTGCTTTAAGATGTTCTTCAGTACATTCACCATAGTATTTGTTGAAAACAAATAACATCTTATCCCAGAAATAAGATTGGATAATATCCGGTGTAAGATTAAACCGTTTATAATCAATCTGACGGGTAAGATTTCTGATTACTGGCTTACAGACTTTATAAAGTCTGTTGAATGTAGCTTCATCATATTCCTGCATAGGTTTTAATCTATGAAGCTCTGAGCCATTATTTCCTTTACTTTTTCCCATGTTTTTAAATATTCGTTATGCAAATATAAGTATTTTTTCTTATATAAAATAATAATATTAAATATTCGGGAGCTTAAGGTAGTGGATTAGTAGTTTCTAGATAGATGTCAACATACTTAGAACTATCTCGGTACTATCAAAATCTATTAGTTTATATAATATTGCAATATAGATATGAAGAAATTTAAAGACAACATCAAGTTCAGTTTTTCTCCTGAGTTTCAGTTCGAGATACTCAGGTTTGTTTTAAAAGATAAGGAAGGAGGATTAGTACTCAAAAGGATTAAATCCAATTACCTGGTTCTCATAGAACACTCACTTATCTTTGAGGGTATATCAAAATATTTTAAGAAGCAAGGCAGAATGCCCTCCGAGAATATCTTAAAGGAAGTATTAAAAGAGTTACTAGAATCTAAAACCTATGTGGATTTGGTAACTAAAGATGATATACCCAATATCAATAAACTAATAAGTAATCTCTATCATATACCCCTATCGGATTCTGATTACATAAAAGAAAAGATATATCAGTTCTCTACTTATGTTGAGATGAAGAACTTAAATGATTCTTTCGATTTGGATAACTTCGAACAATACGAAGAATATTCAAGGAAGATTGAAAAGGTACTTCAGAAAAGTAAACCTAAGAAAGAGGATGAACCCTTATATATGATTCGAGATATTACCGAGAGACAGTTTAGAAGACAATCAGAACCTTCAGTTATACCTTGCCCATTTAGGCAGTTGAATGAACTAACTAATGCAGGAGGTTATCCAGAGCATTCTGTTAATGTGATACTAGATAAACCCAAGGCAAAGAAAACCTTCTTTATGGTAAACCTTGCAAGAGGTTATCTCAGAATGAAGAAGTCAGTATTATATATTGATACAGAAAATGGTCAAGAACAAATAATGGACCGTTTCATTCAATCCAGTATTAATAAAACCAAGAAGGAATTATACTCGGGTGAATATGATAAACTTGAGGCAAAGCATTTAAGGAAACTTGCAAGGTTTGGAGTTGAATTAGTGGTTGAGCGTGTACCAGCAATGATTACTAATACCACTTATATAAGGGAAAAGATAATTCAACTTCGTAATCAAGGAATCGATATTAAAGTTCTTATGGTTGACTACGCTGGTAAACTTGCATCAATAGCGGGGGATAGGGAAGATTTCGAAAGAATATCTAATGTATACGTAGATCTTCAGAATCTGGCAGAGGAATTACATTTAGACATTATATGGACTGCTCATCACATTACTCGTGAAGGTAAAAAGCATAGGCTTACTCGGTATGATGAGAATGATATCTCTGGTTCAATTGCCATTGTTCGTAATGCCCAGGTTATCATGGGTCTTAACTCTACTGAGCAAGAAGAGAAAGATAATATCCTTCGAGCTGAGATAGTAGTACAAAGGGATGGTCTTCCTTCCGGTAGAGCATTATTCAAATGCGATGTCGAAAGGCAAAGATGTACGGAATTTACAAGGGAACAACGTAAACAATATGATGAAGTGTATTCTGGAGTATTAGATTCTATGATGAAGAGTTCTAAAGATAATCCCTCTGCAAATAAAGAAAAGTATGAGAAGAAATCAGGTGATATCTAAAAGAAAGTTAATCTCTAATATAGTAGGGTGGCCCGATTATTATATTTCTAAGAGAAGTAGGTTATATAGATACTACCCTAAAAGAAAAGTATGGATGTTATTAAAAGGTACCCTCAATCGGGGTAGGATATATCATATATTAAGAGATAGTAATAAACATAAAAGGATTCAGGCTTCTAGATTAGTAGCCTTAGCTTGGGTACCTAACCCAGAGAGTAAACCTCATGTATGTCATAAAGATAATAACCCTTGCAATAATATACATACTAATCTTTATTGGGGTACACAGAAAGAAAATATACAACAGTGTATCAGGGATAATAGATTTAGACCTCAAGGTAAAGTACCCATATCTAGAAAGGATATACTTAATCTTAATAAAGATTATTTAAACGGTGTTACTATAAAGGAACTAAAACAGAAATACAATATAACCCATATTCATAGATACGTTAAAGAAACTAAAAAGAGATATAGATTAGGACATGATAGGGTACGAGAGTTAATTAGGGATAAAGCCAAGGGTTACTCCAATAAAGAATTGGGAGAAAAGTATAAGCTAAGTAAAGCTAGTATTAGTCACTACTTAAATAGAAGTTTATGAAAATAACAAATCAGTTTAAGTCTAAGCTCAAAACTTATTTCATTAAAAGACTTGAAGCTTTTGAATATCGACATGGCTGGATGCGTATACCAACTTGCCCATATTGTGGGAGAGAACAGAAGTTGGGGGTTAATCTTTCCATGTATCGAACTAATTGTTTTCGATGTAATGCTCATCCCTCTCCTGCTCAACTGATAATGGATATAGAAGGATTTACTGAGTACCATGAACTAATTAATTTTTTGAACAATGGCCAATTTGATGAACTACAGTTTAAGGAAGAGAAAATCGAACTTGCCGAAAGTAAGCCAGTATATCTCCCTGAGGGTTTTAGAAACATTTCGCTCGGGGATAGCCAACTTGCAAAAAGCATTCGGGGATATATCAAGAAACGCGGATTTAGCCTCGAGAAGTTTTCAAGATACGGTATCGGCTATGGAACAAGCGGCTCAACATATGGGTACCTTATCATCCCGTTTTATTATCGAGGACAACTTAGGTATTACAATGCTCGAAATGTTATCGGCAAAGGGTCCAGATATAATAACCCAGACAAAGACATCACCGGTTTGGGAAAACAATTTATCATCTTTAATCATGATGCGTTGGAGATGTATCGGTCGGTATTCATTTGCGAAGGGGCACTTAATGCTCTCACAATTGGGGATAGAGCAATTGCCACAATGGGCAAAGCTATATCTGCATTCCAAGTCAATGAGTTACTTAAATCCCAATGCGAAAGATTTATTATATTGTTGGACCCAGACGCAAAAGAATATGCCATCAACTTGGCTCTCAAGCTTGTTGCATATAAAAAAGTCAAGGTGGTGTTTTTACCAGACGGAAAAGACGTAAATGATTTAGGGAGAAGTCAGACACTTAAGTTAGTATATGCTACCAGGTACCAAAGTTATCAAGAATTGATATCAATCAGAAACTCATTGAAATAGGGAGTTCCTATTATATTATAAAATAATATATTTATGCGTGAACCATCTATCCATATAACTAAGTCTCAATTTGAGGAAATATTAAATACCTTAGAGGTAGATAATTTCCCAGTTGAGGCTTTTTTTGTTATTGCTCGAAAGGAGGCAATAAATCATAGAGCAGTCTTAGTTTCTAACAATAAGAATACTAAGAAAGTTTCTAACATTTTACTAGCATCTAAGGGGGATGCTGCCCTTGTTGCCGATATTTTATATGCAACTCGTATAAAGTTAAAGCATAGAGGGGTTCGTAAAATAAACGAAAGTAATTCCCGAGAATGGGCAAATTGTAAAAAGCTTGCAGAGATATGTAATACCTTTTGTGAGGATTTTAAACTTGATACCAGAGAAGGTTTTATCAAGTATATAGAGACTGGATTAAAAAGGATGACTGATTATCGTAATGTTATGCAAAGGTTATTATCCATGCAGGAGAACATTACTAATCAGGTAGATGCTGAGATAGAATTACAACATTCAGATTTAGAACTTACTAAAGAGATACATGATTATTTCATAGGTAAGATTGCTAAGGCAACTGGTATATATGAGTCTTATGAAAATCAACCTGAGAAGTATGTACACTTTGCAAAGGTAGGTGAATTCCTAAAAGAGGAGGGCTGGAATTATAAGACCTTCATCGATGCTCAGTTTGAATCTCTTGCATGGTGCAATGGGTTACCGGATATTGCACAAATGTATACGGATAAAGCAATTGAAAGATACAATAAGTATTTATATAAATATAAGAATAAACAACTACTTGAAGGTGAACCAGAAGTTGAAGGTTCCCTTTGGGATAAAATAAGAAAATGATATGAAAGGTTTACAATTTTTCGGAAACAGAGTAGAGGATGCAGCTAATGCTTTTATTGATGTCCTCAAGTATTCAGACCAGTCAGTAGATTATCCGGATTTTAAGGATATTGAACCCTGGCCTGATGAGATAGTTAATATGTTCTATGTAATTTGGAAGAACGCCAAATTCTCAGAACTAAGTGCCATCATCATGTATACCCAACAGTCTTCTAGATTTGAAGAAATATCCGAATTGATGTTGGGTATTGGTTTGGTAGAGATGAGACACCTTGATAAGATATCGGACTTTTTACAAAAGGCAGATCCCTATGAGGATTACTCTACCATGAATATTAATCCTACAATTGAGATTGGTTCTACTTGGGAACAAGCTTTAAAGATTGCTTTGAATTCCGAGATAGAAACTATTGGTCACTACAAGAAAATCCAAAGAGCAATTGGTCAATACGAGGAACGTCCAGATTACGATGATGTGAATTATTTCCTTGAGAAATTGATTGCCGATGAGGAACATCATATCAAACTTCTTAAGGAAGCAATGGGTATGGATAAAGCTACTAAAGGTGTAACTGTAATTATCAAATGAGTAAGCTAATTATTCAGAATGGAAATATGTGTGAACTTGACTTACCTCTTAAGTTCGCACAGAAACTTTATAATGAGTTTGCCATTCGACATCCAAATGCTTTCTACTTACGTACAAGGCAAAGAGGTATGCAGAATTGGGATGGTAAAATTCACTACATTACCAAGACTGGGCAATTTAAAATAGGTTTACTTCCTAAGGTATACGATATGTGTATTGAAATGGGGATTAAACCTAAAGTTGTAGATATGAGACAACCCTTACCTAAAGTCAGTAAAGTAGTTACGAATATAGGTAAATATAAATTAAGACCCGAGCAAGAGAAAGCAGTTAAGTCTGTGATTAATAATCGAGTAGGTGATACACCTTTCCATATTGGTGTATTAGATTACACGGTTAATGCCGGTAAAACTCTTATCATGTCGTCTTTATATTTAACCTATAAGAAGCAGTTAAAGACTTTGCTAATAACTAATGACTCAGATTGGTTAAATCAAGCTAGAGAAGAATTTAAGCAATATCTTCCGGGAGAAGATATCACTTTTGTTCAAGGCAAGGTTTTAAACTGGAGTAACTTTACTATAGGTATGGTTCAATCCATCTCAAGGAATATGAGGTTCTATCAAAAGGAATTATCTCAAATAGATATGGTACTTGTGGATGAGGCTGACCAGGGAGGTAGTAAGCAATATCAGAATGTAATCACCCGACTGTTTAATACCAGAATTCGTATAGGGTTATCTGGTACCATTTATATGAGTAAACTTGCTAAGGATAAGGTCAAGAACATGAACCTAGAATGTTTCTTTGGTAAAGTGATTGCTGAGTTTAAACTTAAGGATTCCATCAAGAAGGGTTACTCAACAAAAACCGTTGTAAAGATGGTACCTGGTAAACCCTGGTATGGTAATTGGGAATCTGATTGTATTTCCTATAAGGAAATATACGATGATTCAATCACCAATTGTTATACAGCTTGGTTAATGGCTTATAATAGATTACTATGGAACCTTAATCAAGGCAGATACCCTGCTCTCGTAGTATGCAAGCATATTGCACATTGTGAAAATCTATATAAGTTCTTTAAAAAGAAACTGGGCGATGCCTATAATATTGCCTACGTGCATGTTAATACTCCCTCTAAGTTAAGACAACAAATAATGAGGGATTTTAGGGAAGGCAAAATAGATATCCTGGTATCAACTACAATCATTGCTCGAGGTAAAAACTTTCCTAAGCTTAGGTATTTACTTAATGCAGCAAGCATGGATAGTCAGGAAAAATCTATTCAGTTTCTTGGTCGTTTGGTAAGAACCGATAAATCGAAAAAGAAAGTATACCTGGATGACCTTCATTATCCTGGCCCTTATTTAGATAGGCATGGTAAACATCGGAAGCAATATTATCAGAGACAAGAATTGAAAGTAATACTGTTAGATAAGCTATGGAAGAAACATCCTAACCATAGCCTTATTAAGAGTTAACTAGAAGTACTATGAGTATTTACTTTTTCTCCGTAGGAGGAAAAGAAGATTACAATTAATAAGCATATAGGCATTATGAATAATGATAAACTAATATGTATCAGAGACGAAGATGATACTAAACTAACTACTCTTTTATCAGATGGTTGGAAGATAATCCAAATCTCTGCATCCGGTATTTATTGCTGGGTACTCTTAAGGAAACCCAATAATACTAAAAAGAAAATCAAAGGCTTTCAGTGATGGAGAAATATATTTTAATTACAGCGGTGGTTATTATGATAATAATACTCGCTTTAGACTTCATATTTTCTAAGGATGGTTATCAATGTCATTCATGTAAGAAACGTTTTCATAAAGAGGATTTGGAAATCAAAGGATGGCATTTCAAAGTCAAAGAATGGGTCTGTCCTAATTGTAAACACCTTAATTATACTTATGATGAGGAAGATTAAAGAATGGTTTAAGTCTCTTGTTGTTGGGGAGGTACATAATCCTAAACATGTATTCAACTGTAGAGATTTGATATGGATATCAAGCTTGGAAACTTCTCAAAATACTCCCGAATGCTTTACTCATTATTTCTATCTGTACTGGAGTAATGGTATGGTAGTCAAAGTATGTCAAGAGAGTCATGATAGAAATTCATACCAAGAATTATATAAACTCAGGGAACTATTTATTAATAACATGGGTTATTCCTATGTTCCTATAGATGATAACAGTGAGATATACATTTATTATAAACGTAAAAAGGATATATAATGGCTAAGAAAAAGAAACAACTTCCTGACTTATCGAAGCAAGATATTCTTACTCCCATAGATGTAAGTACTCTGGGGACTAATGGAGACCCTTGCTTTGGTATTGGGTATGATTTATCAACTAAGGAATGTAAACTATGCGGAGACTCAGAATTATGTGCATTCAAGATGTCACAGAACTTGAACATTACAAGAAAAGAACTTGAACAGAAGAATCAATACAAGGATTTGGATATACTAGAAGATACCGTTGGTATCAAGAAATATATTCGAGGTTTGATTCGGAAAGGGAAAGATAGAAAAGAGGTTATTACCAAAACCGTTGAGAAATTCGAAGTACCAAGAAAACGTATTAGAGAACTTTATAAAGAGTGTACTAAATAATGAAACCAATAGAGATGATATGGGCTATGTTCAAGGTATACCTTAACAACCCAAACTATTTTGTAAAGCAAGAAGATGTACTTGCTAGTTTGTGTATGGAAGGTTCTACTGATGTATTAAGAATGTGTAATTCATTGGGAGTACATGTTTCCAGACCTGAGAAATTAACCTTTGGACAACTTTTACGTAAATGTAATATATTATGAACAGATTTAGATTTATCAAAGTAAGGGAGGTAGTATCTCCCAACAGAGCAAACCCAAATGATGCTGGGTTAGATTTTTATGTACCAACCAACCTGACTTCAGAGGATATCCATTCTAAGAATGAATTAGATTCAGGAGGGTATGATTTGGATATCCCCTTTAGTGAACATTTCGTAAGGCATATAGCTTTACAACCTGGGCATAGGATACTCATCCCATCGGGTATCAAAGGTTTGCTAGAACCTCCTGCATCTATGTTAATGGCAGCAAACAAATCTGGTATAGCTACTAAGAAAGGGTTAATCTTTACTGCCGAGATAGTGGATTCCCCTTATGTTGGAGAGATACATATTGGGATATATAACACTTCTCAAGAAATTCAGGTTATCGAGGCTGGTCAAAAGCTGGTACAATTTATTCATGTACCCATTTATATTACCGAGCCAGAGGAGATTCAGCAAGAGGAGTTTTATACTGAATCACAAATGTGGGGAAGCAGAGGAGATAAAGGATTTGGTTCATCTCAAAACATAAAATAGTGGACATAAGGAATATAAATGAACAAGTGCCTCAGGTAGAAGAAACTGAGGCACGGATACTACAAGAAATGTATGGTCTTGGGATAGAACAATTCTCTGGATATAAATCTATAGAGAAGTTACCAGATTATCCTTTAGATATAAATAACCCAAAGAACCAAGTTATCATAAAGGATTTTATTGGTAGGGTTATTGAGGAATTAACCGAAGGATTCGAATCTACCGATGAAGTAGTATCTATATATCGTGATTATGGATGGAATAATGATTGCTTAACCTCAGAAGAATACACTCAGGTATTAAATCATCTAGCAAATGCAAATGAGGAACAAGCAGATGCCTTGGGATTCTTCTTTACTTTGCTTTTGTATTCTAATATATTGCCAGAAGATATTCTGAAATACCAAGATGCAAAGAGTTTATTTGAGGTAATGGCAATCGGAGTCAAAGACCTACTCATCAAGTACCCAGATCATCGAAGTGTAAGGAAATATCCTATATTAAGTTCAACCGATTGGGCAAGAGAGGATAGAGCAGAGTATGATAAGATAGTTTCTTATACCCCAGGTTTTCATGAAATGAGCGAGATATCTCATGAAAACGAGAAGCTATATTTATGGGAAGTAATATATGAACTCAATAAAGCAAGGAACTTCCTTAAATGTAGACCCTGGAAACAAACTCAAGTAATGACCAAAGAAATAGATTTTCAGGAATCATTAGTAAAAGCTTTCTATCTCTATATGGGATTCTTAGCCATGAATGGGTTTACTCCTTGCGGATTATTTAGTTTATTCTTTAAAAAACAACGTCTCAATTTATGGAGGCAAACTACAAATTATTAGTAACCAATTAAAAATCAGCCAATTATATGTCGGGTTGGAATAAGAAATTAGAGGGGCTTCAACTTAATACGGAGGAGTCCCTCCATTCGTTAGAATTTGCTACTTCACAGGAAGCATGGGAAAAACTCAATGAGGGATTCCTAAGATTAGACCCAATCCTATTTGGGAAAGGAGCTATGGCTAATAGTGGGGTAGCAGTAGTGTATAATGTATTTATAAAAATACGAAAAGCATGGGTAGACCCAGAATTTGATTATGGGCGGTGTTTCAATTATAAAGAAACTAAGTGGACTAGCTTATTGAATAACTACATAGATTTTAATAAGCTTGACTTGTTGCGTAGTAAACTGAGAGTACTGAGAAATAAGTACAATCAGAATTACAATATAACTTATATGTTCAATAATCATCATGATAATGGTAAACAATGTCTAATAGCTGCGACTTTTTCAAAACGATTCGGGGAAGACATCCCAGTTATTACAATGGTAGTTCGGGCTTCGGAGATTACCAAGAGGTTAATATTCGATTTCCTATTAATTCAACGAATGTCAGAGTACGTATATGGGCCGGACCAGTCAGTACAAATCAACCTATTTGCGACTCAAATGTACGGAAATGTGGAGACACTTCTAATGTATCATACCCATAAACCTTTGAAGAAGGTACTTAAAGGAGCAGAGGAGAATTCATGGAATAAGAGGATAAAAGAGATATGGAAAAAATTCCAAAAGGGCACAGAGAAGGAATTCTCTTCATTCAAGGTATTCTTTAGAAGTTTTAAAGTGCTTCGACCAGATTTATATGAGGAAACATATAAATCAATGAAAGCAAAAGAATTACTTCTCGAGTATGAGGATATAGAATACCCGGAGAATGTAATCTCTTACTCTCAACGTAAAGCCTATAAAAAGAAACTTTTAAAACAAAAGAACAATGGAAGCTAAGGAATTTTTAAATCAGAAGCGTATAGGATTAGTAAACAAATTCTATTACCAAGTTTTTGAGATTAAAAAGAACGGGGGAGAACCAGATATACCCTTGTTATTAAAAGAGGTAGAGGATTTTGATGATTTTGTATATCGCTACTGGCATATGACCTGGGTTAGTTCTACAATGTCATACAATTAAATATTTATATTATATGAGGATATATTCTAACAGTTTTGAGTTAATGTCCGAAATGGGCAGAGAACTCAATTCTTATGGTCAGATAGTAAGACCTAAGACTTATCAAAACAAAGTGATTGAAGGTAATGAGGATTTTATTACAAAAGAACTCATTTGCCAACAATATTGCTTAACTTCACTCGGAGACCCAGTATGGTTATTCGTATTCTCACATTCAAAGGAATGGGCAGATGCTGAGTTTCAGGAAAGAATCGGTTGGTATGATTTAAATCCAGGTAAAGCTTGGGAATTGAGAAAAGATTTATGGGAACAGTTTTTGGTGAATGGTAAGTTTGATTACACCTACCCAGAGCGTATTTGGAACTCGTTAGACATTTATGGTAGTACTTCTTTTAACTGTGATTCAGCAATGCAATCAGTTATTGAACTTCTTAAGAGGGATAATGATACTCGTAAAGCAGTACTCCCTATATTCCATGGTACAGATTTAAGATTCCTTGATGGAAGTAAACGTATACCTTGCTCAATGTATTATGATTTCCTTATCCGTCAGAATGGTAAAGGAGAGAAGGTATTACATATTTGCTATCATCAAAGAAGTTCGGACTTTGTACAACATTTCGGTAATGATGTATATCTTGCATGGAGACTCATGCAATATGTAGCTAAAGAGGTAGGAGTAAAACCAGGTTATCTATATCATACTATTGATTCTCTTCATGCTTATAAGAAAGATTGGACAGCATTAGCTTCTAATCTGGAAGACTTACAAGAGAAATACTAATAATGAGGGATGTATCTACTACTGGTGGGTATGTCCCTTTTTCTATTTTAAAATATGGAGACACGGTATACAATAATAAAAAACAAGAGAGAGCTTAAGAAACTTATTGCTTGTTGTAAAGCTACAGGTTATGCTTGCTGTGACTACGAAACAAATGCAGAACCAATATATAATAAGGGTTTTAAGCCAACTATACTCTCAGTATCCTGGATGCCAGGGTTTGGTGCTTCCATTCCTTTAGACCATTTCGAAACAAAAGATTATACTTCACCGGGTTGGAATTGGAAAAAGATGCTAAAGAAATTTGGGGAAGAGGTAATCGAGAATTATGACATTGTAAAGGTTGCATGGAACTGGAAGTTTGATGACCAGATAAACCAAAAGTATCAAATATTCTATAGGGGTACTTGTTTAGATGGTATGCTTGCAAAATATGTTCTTAATGAGGAAAAACCCCATGACCTAAAATCAATGGTAAGAAGGTATTTGCCTGAGCATGGTAATTATGAGAAACAAGATGCTTTTGATAAAATACCTTGGGATAAAAAAGAATTAGACCCACTTTGTCATTATGGATGTCAAGATACGGATTATACTCTTAGGTTAATGATATTCTTTGAGAAGAAACTAATTGACTTGGGTATGTATTCAGTATTCCGTAATTTATTTATGTGTAATTCACGAGTACTTACTTCGGTAGAGAAAGAAGGTTTATATCTAGATACTGAGTTCAATAAAAAGCTTTTGGAAGAATATAAACCAAAAATAGATGCTGCTAGAGACGCAATATACGCTTTGCCAAGAGTAAAGAAATTCGAAAAGAAGTATAACCAAGAAAAGATTGATAAATATATTCAGTCTATTGAAGACGAACTTGAAGAGTTAGATTATAATGACCCAAAAGATAAACGGAAGATTGCATCAAGGGAACAGAAAATCTCGAATATCAAAGCAGGTATATTCACAACTAAAAAGGAACAAGAATTAATAAGGCCAATTAATTTGGGTAGCCCAGTTGATTTACCTGCATTGATGTATTCAGAAGATGGCTTTCATTTTGATGTGATTAAGGATAATGAATCTGGTAAACCAAGTACTGATGAAGAAACTCTTACTAACCTTAGGTTAACGATTAAAAAGCCAGATTCACCAAAGGCAATATTCCTTGATAAGCTTCTTGAATTACGAGGGTTAGAGAAAATGTATAAGACCTATATTTATGGATGGTGGGAAAAGGTACAAGATGATTCTAGATTACACGGTAGGTATAATATACATGGTACAGACTCTAATCGGTTTAGTTCTGCAGACCCAAATATGCAGCAGATACCAAAGACAACAGTAGACCCAAATATTAAGAAACAATTGGTAGCTCCTCCAGGTTATCTATATATGGCATTCGACTACTCACAGGCAGAGTTAAGAATGATGGCTCATTTATCAGGTGATGAAACTTATCTGGAAGCATTTGCAAAGGGCGTAGACCCTCACCTTGGTATAGCAGCAGCAAAATATGGGGTTCCAATTGAGGAAGCCAGTAAAATATACGAAGACGAAAGTCACCCTGACCATAAGCTTTGGAAGACTAGAAGAAAACAAGCTAAGCAAATTGCATTTGGACTTATCTATGGAATTGGAGATGCTTTGCTAGCAGTAAAATTATCAGACCCAAAAGCTGGTATTATAGTTACTAAAGAAGAAGCTCGTAAGGAGATGGATGAGTTCTTTAAGAAACACCCAAAGATACTTAAGTTCAAAGAGAAACAAGAGAAATTCCTTCGTAAGCATGGATATTATACCCAGTTATTTGGTACTAAGAGAAGATTACCCCAAATATACTCAAATGATAAACAAGAAGTTGCTTATGCTATTCGTTTGGGACTTAATTTCCCATGTCAAGGTGCTGCAGCAAATATGACTAATTTTGGAGCTATCCTTGTTTATTGGTTAATGAGACAAGGTAAATTACCTCGTATGCTTGAAGTAGCAACTGTTCATGATGCAGCCTATTTTTACTCAAAGCCTGAATATATTAATACTTGGACTGTTTTTAAAATATGGGATATATTGAGAAACCCCAGTACTAAGAAATATTTTGGTTTTCAAGTGGATGATGTAGATATGTCAATGGACTTCTCTATTGGTAGGTCAATGGCAGAAGAATTACCTTTTATTCCTGGGTATGATTATAGAAAGATGCTTCAACCAGATTTCTCAGTAGAGGAATATATGGAAGAACATAAGAAGTATAAGAATGTAATCATTAAGGATTATCCTAAATTGTTTAGTAAAGAGATAAAGCAGTATGAGGAAGATTTTAAAGGGAAACTTAGATTGCATTGGTTGCCCTAATTACCATGTTACCAAGAATGGTAAGGTATATCCTAATTATAAGGGTAAAGGTTGGGTAAAATTATCCCTTAATCGAATTAAAAATAACGGATATGTTATAGTTTCTATTAGGGATACGAATGGATATAGGTATACTTATAACATTCATCAATTAGTAGCATTAGTATATGTACCAAACCCAAATAATCATAAGTATGTATGTCATAAGGATAATATAAGAACTCATAATCATTATAAGAACTTATATTGGGGTACTGATAAGGAAAATACTCAACAATGTATTAGAGAGGGTAGGTTTAAATTTTCAGATACAAAGTTAAGTAGACCCGATATACTTCAATTACTTTATGAGTATGATACTGGTATGATAAAAGCAAAACTTGCTAGGAAGTATGAGATATCACCAATGTTAGTATATAAATATATTAAGAAAAGAAAACGTTATGAAAAAGATTTTGAACGGACCCACAGTATGGAGGGCTAAATGCCCAGTATGTGATTGCGAATTTGAATATGATACCAGTGAAACTTTTGGGGTTTATAATAAATCTGGAGATTATTTTAGGATAGTACAATGCCCCAATTGTAAAACTAATCTGAAGCATTCAGAATCTGTATCAACCATTATAACAGAATCGAAAAGAGAAGATACTATGTCTACATAAATAATATAAATTTATGGAATTATGGCAACACAGAAAGAGATTGATAATGCAAGTAAGTTAACTGCCCTCACTTACATGGTTGCAGGGTGCTTAGGTTATTCTATCGAAAATTTACTTAAGTATTTAGATGGGGTTAATCTAAGGTTGAGTGGACAAGAAAAGATGTTACTTAATCGATTAAAGACTCAGTTATCTCAAGTACAAACTAATCTTACTACTTTAGAGGGATTGGCTTTTAAAGTAATGGCTACAGATGAGGATGGTAAACTTGCTTATGAAGATGCCACCCATATTTATTGGGCTGCATTTTTAGCCTTACTCGATAGAGGTGGTACTGATAACTTATGCGACTTAAGATTAATGGCTTTGGTAGATAAGATAAGCATCTATAAATCTCTTCTTAATTTGCCCGGTATGAAACTCTCTTATCAAATGGCTTTTGCTCAAGTAACTAAAGCAATAAGCAAAGGGGAATTTAGTAAAGAAGACTTTAAAAACCTATTAGAAGTTTATGAAGACGGAACTGAAAAAACTAAGGGTTAAGTTTGAAGGTAAACTTATTGAGATTGATATCCAAAAAGAATTATCTATTAATGAGAATATCATTAATTCTCAGTTACGAGAATCTCCTTCTAGTTATTATGTACTTGCTTCTTTGAGAGATAAGTATATAAAAGAAAGAGATGCTCTAGCAAGGGAAAAAGAAGAAGCTTATTCGAATGCCTGGTTATATTATAAGGATGCTAATGAGAGATGGAATAATGAATACGTATCTCATAAGGCAAACCTTAACAAGAAATACTCTTCTATCAATGAAAGGTATTTGAAAGCTGTAGAAAAAGCAAATAAGTTCATAACTATATGTAAGTGCTATGAGTCACGCGAAAATATATTAAGAACTATTAATGCAAACCTAAGAAAAGGTTAACCCATTGAACTATAAACAATTACTAACTTTTAAAAACAGTATTAGAATATGAATTATTCAATGACATTTATCTCACCTCTTGTAGCTGAGAAATTTAATCAAGAATTACCCGGATGCCCAACAGAAAACCGGGTACTTATTTTATCTCCAAAGGAGGTAAATCAAACTAAATCCGGTTTGATTATCCCTGAACAAGTAAAAGAGGGAGTTCCTCGTAAAGGGGTTGTAGTAAAGAGTGGGGAAATTACCGAAGAATACAAAACCTACCGAGAATTGGTTGCTGTAGGTAGAATAGTTACCTATGGTTTGTATGCAGGTAAAGAACTTGAATTCGAAACGGACAAACTATCTCCTGCTCTCAAACAACTTTTAGAGAAAAACGTTCTTACCGTATTGAGTATGAACGAAGTAGTTTACTCAGAACCGAATAATTAAAACTAATCATTATGATAAAAGACAAGAAGAAAAAGAAAGTTTCATCAGAGGGACTTTCTACAAAAGAAAAGATGCTAGCTAGAAAGAAACAGCTAGAATCTAAGGGAAACGGAAGTGGATTGGTATATCCAAAAGAAGGAACCCTGAGAATGAGAATTAAATCTCCAGGTGATGACCAAGAATTGGGTATCGAAATTATTCAATTCTACCTGGGTGGCAATTTGGGAGGAGTTATATCTCCGGCTACTTTTGATGAACCTTGCCCATTCATGGAGAAATACCAAGAATTGAAAAACTCCAAGGATGAAGATGACAAGGAACTTGCCAAGAACCTGGTACCAAGAAGAAGATATGTTATCGGTGGTATCATTTACTCAGATGAAAAGGGTAGTAAGGTAGATTACGAAGGCAAAGATAAGGGAGTTTTAGTTCCTCGCTCAGTATACCAGGATATCATTGACCTTTACCTTGATGAAGATGAGGCAGGTGATATGACAGATCCAAAAACTGGATACGATATCAAGGTAATTCGTTCCGGGTCTGGTAAACTAGATACCACTTATTCTGCCCGTGCTTGCAAACCAACTAAGTTGGACAAGAAATATCAAGGTACAATTGACCTTGAGGGAATAGTTCGTTCTCAAATCAAATCCTATGATGAGTTGGAAGATTTGCTTTCACAGTATCTAAATGAAGATCATGGGGATGACGATGAGGATGATAAACCCAAGAAGAAAAAGAAAAAGGGAGTTCACAAAGACCATTACATGGAAGATGATGAACCTAAGAAAAAGAAAAGAAAATACAAATCGGATATTTAAGGGTTAGTAATATGGTTTCATTCGAAGGTGGTAATTAGATTCGTTCTGTTATCACCTTCTTTAGTTTAAAGACATTACATTATGGCAAAGAAATCTAAGGTTGGTTTAAAAGTACCAACAGCAAATGAGATGGCAAAGAAATATGGGAGTATGATTAAATTAGCTTCAGAAGTAACTGATACCGATTTATATATACCATCTACTTTCTTTGCTTTGAACTACTTATTCGGTAAGGGTATTCCTTATGGTAAAATCGTTGAGATTGCTGGAGAGGAATCCTCTGGTAAATCTTTAGTGGCTTATAACTTTGCTTATGCTACTCAACAACTTGGAGGTCATGTGATATGGGTAGATGCTGAACAATCCTGGATGAATTCATGGGCTGAAATCAATGGAGTAGACCCTGCAAGAGTAACTATTGTTAATGATACCCGTATTGAATATATTGCAGACGTAGTAGCAGACTTAGCAATTTATTTACGTTCTCAATTAACTCACAATGAACCGATACTCTTAGTAATAGATTCCATTGCAGCTACTGACTGTACTGATAATATAGATGCTAAGATGGTTGATGGTAAGGCAGAGATGGGAGGTAGAGCAAAGGCTCTTTATAAATACTTTCGTATCAGAAGTGAATTATTCTACAAACTGGGAGTATCTCAGATATATATTAACCAATTAAGAACTGCTTTGAATGTCGGATTTGGAAAAGATAATACAACAACTACAGGAGGTGCAGCACTTAAGTTCTACGCTTCAATCAGAGCTGCTTTCTATTCAGGAAGGTCTGTTACCATTAAACAAAATGGGAAAGAAAGGAAAGCTGGGAAACTTGTCACTATCAGACTTATTAAAAATAAAGTTGCGCCTCCTCGACCTACAATCAGCAAATGCCCTGTATATTTCAATCCTAAATTCCACGAAGTCGGGTTTGACAGATGCTATGCTTTGGAAGATGTATTGGTAGATACCGATGTAATCGAAAAAACTACTGGTGGGTATAAATTGAAAGGTAAAACTCTTGCAAGAGGGGAAGAGAAATTCCAAAAGCTTTTGGAAGAAGACGATGAACTTCGTAGAAAACTTTTACGGAAAGCTGGAGTAAATACCATAGGTACTACTAAAAAACAACTGGAGAAAATAGAAACAAATCTATTCCCAGTCGATGGTGTAGAATATGAAAACTATTCAGATTCAGAAGAGGAGGAGGAAGACGATGAATAAGAAAGAGGTAGAAGGTATAGAGAAAGTAATTAAAGAGTACCTTAAGAAAAATTTGAGAATGGAATCTAGGGTTAGGTATCTAGATGCTTATAGCCAACCAGAGAATTATTTAGATGTATATCTTGGAGAGGAAAAGATTCAAGAAGTTTCACTTTATGAATTAGATTTTGGACGATGAGCAAGAAAACACAATTTACAAGGTCCAAGAATAAGATAGGTAGTCTGTCTTGGACTTCTCCAATCTATACTCATGGAGAAGGTAAGTATCAGAATAAAATACTTCATGATAATATCCCAGGATATCCAGGATACCACATCTCTAAGAGAGGTAAAATATATTCAAGGTGGGATGTTAATGGTAAGGGTATATTAAGTAAACGATATCACTTAAAACAACCTCATCTAAATAAGAATGGGAGGTATATAGTAGGATTATCTCAACCAGGTATAGGTACTACAAAATGGCTATTACACAGATTAGTGGCTTTAGTTTATATACCTAATCCCGAAAATTTACCCTATGTTTGCCATAAAGATAATGTACCTACTAATAATTCAGTTAAGAACCTTTATTGGGGTACACAAAAAGACAATATGTCTCAAGCTTCTAGGGATGGGAGGATGGTAAACAAATTAAAAGGTAAATGTATCAAAGGTACAGAGATTCAAAGGTCATATATACCTAAGTTGATAGGTATGGGGTTTACTAGAAAAGAGGTATCAGAGATAACCGGGCTGGGACATCAACTAATATCAGATTATTATATTAAATATAAAAATAAATATGAAAAATAAAAAATTAATATTATTAGTTGACGGCGAAAATATTTTACACCAAAGTTTTCACAAATTTGAAAAACTTAAATCTACCGATGGCAAACCGAGTGGGGCAATATTCGGATTTTTCAAATCTCTACATATGTATCTTACAAGGTTCGAACCGGATGAGGTTTATATTTCATTCGATAATGGTCATTCACCAGTAAGGACGAAGTTATTGCCCAATTACAAGGGACATAGAAAAAATATATCTGTAGATTACGAATCATTGCAAAAGCAAAAGGCAATTATAATGAAAATGCTGGGTATGCTAAGAATTAATTATATCTTAGATAAAAAGAAATCTACAGTATATGAAGGAGATGACTTCTTAGCATACCTTGCAATTAAAAAATTCCAATCCGAGAAAATGATACTTATATCATCGGATAAAGACTTTAACCAGTTGCTATCAAATAACCTGAGGATATATAATCCCAGAAAAGATGAGATGATAAGAATGGATAACTGCAAAGAATTATTCGGTTATCATTCTCATGAAACGGTAGAGTACCTTGCAATGGTTGGAGATACTTCCGATGATATACCAGGGTTCCCGGGTATAGGCCCAGTAAAAGCAAGGAAAATCCTTGATGATGGTAGAATTGAGAAGTTTATTGACCAGAGTAAGAACAAAGAATATCTTCAAATATGGAAAAGGAATGAACAGTTAATCGACCTTTTCTGGTTTGTAAGACATAATCCATTGGATAAGTTACCAATTAAGTCAAAGAAGAAGTTTAAGTATGAGAAATTCAAAGAGCTTTGTATCGAATACTCTTTAGCATCATTTTTGACAAATGAATTTATAAAACCATTTAAAGCATTACATCATGAGTAAGAGAATTATGTTTGTGGGTCCCTCTGGTATAGGGAAAACTACTTTAGCTAAGTATGTAGCTAAGAGAGAAGATCTACCTTTTATTTCTGGTAGTATGTCAGATTTATTACCTGCTACTGAAGGGGTATCACATAATGAAATATTATCACTCGGTTCGGAGGCAATGTATAAAGCAGATTTTCAACTTCTGAACAAAAGGAATAGGTTATTCAAGGATAGAGAATACTTCGTAACTGATAGGAGTTATGCAGATTTGGCTGCTTATTTTTGGTATAAGCAATCAAGAACTTTACCAGAATGTGAAATGGAACATTTTTTCTGTCAATGTAAGACTTTAATGGAAGATCAATGTGATGTAGCAATCTTCTTACCATTAAATCTAGATACTTATAAGCATTGGTCAATGGAAGATAATGGTAAGAGAATACTTAACAGATTCTTCCAAGTTCAGATATCATCTCTTATGGGGGAATTGCTTGCAAATTGGGAAATACCCACTATTTGTATATCTGAGCTCAATTTAGGTATGAGAACGGAACAAATCAATTACCATTTAGATAGGATATGGGGAAAGAAGTAATAGCAATAGCCTTTTCAGATTTACATATAAATCTATGGGCTAAGTTTAATGAGAACAATCACAGGACCCTGAATAGTTTCAGGGTTTTGTCGATTATACGGAAATTATGTAGAAGGTTTAACTGTCCTGCATTATTTTGTGGAGACTTATTTCATAAGGCCGAAACAATGGACCAAGAATTGGCAGAGATATGTTATAACGAACTAATCGAAGGATTTTGGATATATGCCATATCTGGAAATCATGATATTAAGAAAATAAGTAAGGTTGGTACTAAACCGTTCAGCTGGCTTTATCAAGTAGAGAAGTATGGTATCATGATATTAGATTATGAAAAAACCCAACTATCTTCTACACATAAAGATATTATGGTATATGGGGTTCCTTATATTGATAATAACGTGGGTCTAAGTGAATACTTAAAGAAGTTAGAATTAGATAAAAGTAAAAAGAATATTCTTTTACTACACACCGATTATCCTGGTGCAAAAGATACAGATGGTAGGGAAATAGATTCCGTAGAAAACTTAAATGTGAATGTTCTCAATAAGTTCGATTTAGTATTATGTGGGCATATACACAAACCACAAAGATTATCAAAGAAGGTTTATATGATTGGGGCACCTAACCATCAAAGGAGAACCGATAGAGATTGTGAATTAGGGTATTGGAAAATCTATGAAGATTTGTCTCTGAAGTTTGTACCTTTGAAAAATTTCCCAAAGTTCATCGATGTAGAAAGGGAAGAGGATATTAATGATGATGGCAATTATTATACGGTAATCCCTCAAAAAGCTAGTACTCCAGTTAATAACAAACATAAGATTACTAAGCAACTTTCTAAGAAGTCTCTAGCAAAGAGATACCTAAGAGAGAAAGGTATTAAAGATGAGGTTAAAACTAATCTATTAATTGAAACACTTAAAAAGGCTGAGTCATGTTAACGTTCTTAAACTTAGAGGCAGAAGGATTTTGTTCAATAGAATCCTTACATCTACAATTAAACCCAACTTGTACCATACTTATCAAGGCCCCAAATGGGAAAGGTAAAGCACAACCTTTAGAAGAACCCGTTTTAACCGCTAATGGTTGGAAAAAGATGGGGGAATTAACTCTTAATGATAAAGTAATTAACCCAGTTACAGGTAAACCTATCAAGCTATTGGGTATTTATGATAGAGGTCTATTAGATACTTACAAAATAACCTTTTCTGATGGCTCATGTACTGAATGTGCTGGAGACCATTTATGGTCAGTATTCAAATCGGGTAAAGCTAAAGATAGACTAAGAACCTTAGATACCGAGACTTTACTAAAGGATTATAAGGTTGAGAATAAAACTGCTTCTGGTACTTTCAAGTATAGGTACTCAACCCCATTAACCGTACCAATTGAGGGTAATTATACTAAATTACCAATACACCCCTACGTATTAGGGTTTATATTAGGCGATGGTTGTATTTCCGGTAATAGGCCTACAGTTAGAGTATCTACCAATAGAGAGGATTGGCCAGAGATAGTTGATAGATTAAGGTCATATTTGCCAGACCCAAACCTGGTTCATGAAGGTACAGAGGTAAGAGGGGCTAAACATTTTAGGATTCAGGGTTTAGGTAAAGAACTCAAGGATTTAGGATTAATTGGTTGTAAGTCTAAAGATAAGTTTATACCAGAGTTATATTTGAAATCATCAATCGAGAATCGTAGATTATTATTAGCTGGTTTATTAGATACTGATGGATGTGTTGGTTCCAAAAAGAAAATCTCAAAGGTTTCTACGTATTCATCTAAGAGTGAGCACTTAAGAGATGGTATTAGCTATTTGGTAAGATCCCTTGGAGGCCTATCTACTAAAAATGAAAGTACCCGGTTTAAGTATGGTAGGTATACTACTTCATATGTGTGTTCAATACGACTAACCTTTAACCCTTTTCTAAGGAAATATAAAACTAAATCCTATGGTGAGTTTACCAGGAGAAATAGAATGGTAAATACCATAAGAAATATTGAATATATAGGGAAAAAGGTATGTAGGTGCATTAAAGTAGATTCTTCAGAAGGCCTATATATTACCAGAGATTTTATAGTTACCCATAATTCAACTATTCTCTCTGCCTTGGTATGGGCAATATATGGGAAAAACCTAAAGGGTGTTTCTGAGGTAAATACTTGGAAGCAAGTAAGGCCTAAAGATTACAAGGGTACTAAGGTACAAGTATATTTTCAGAAAGATTCTCATACATATAAGATAGTTAGATGTCAAAAGTATGATGAAGTACTTGAGGATGGTGCTAAAGGTAAAGACAGACTTATCTTCATGAAAGATGGGGATATAGTTGATATCAAAGGGAAGGGGAAGATACAAGATTTTATAAACCGAGAGATAGGTTTATCATATACTCTGTTTATGAACTCAATCATGTTTGGTCAGGGTATAAAAAGACTCATACAAGAATCTAATTCTGATAAGAAAAAGATATTCGAAGAAGTATTTGACTTAGAGTTCTTAAACCTTGCTAAAGGCATTGCATTACAAGATAAAAATAACTTGATATCTCAAATAAATGAGGTAGAGCATGAGTCTCAAATGCTTAAGAAAGAATTAGAGGCTAACAAGGAAGCTTACTTCGATATGAGAGATAGAGAAAAATCCTTCAAGCAAAAAATTAAAGAAGAAAGAAGAGAGTTAAAGCAAGATAGGGAAAAGCTAACTAAGCTACTAATTGAAAAACAAAAACAAATCAAGGATGAAGTAGATGCTTCGCTTCAGATAAAGATTAAAAAACAAAATGAACTAATCCTTGATTTGAGGAGTAAGATAAAAGATGCAAAGAATTTATCGAATGTACCCCTTAAGAAAGTAATCAAAGAATTGGTAATACAGTTAGAAGCCGGTCACTACAAACGTGCATTACGTGATGCCAAATCAATATATAAAGCGTTCTCTGACCTTGATAAATACGATAAGGAGTATCAGGAGGCATCAGAAAGGTTGGAAGAACTTAGTAGTGTAAATGATAGATATAGGAAATTAAAATCAGACTGTGATGATATTGCTTCTGATATTGCTTCTATTGACGAAGACCTGGCTAAGCTCAAGCAAGAAAAGCTTAAGGTCATGTCTCCAAAGTATAAACAAAAACTTAAGGAGATTAGGAAGAATTTACGGAAGGTTGATGAAGACTTTCACAATAAAGAGTTAGAGTTAGAGAATTATAACTGGTTAATTAATGACCCATTGGGTAATAATGGGATTAAGGCTTATCTATTTGATTCATCCCTTGAGTTCTTAAATAAATGCCTTGATAAGTATTCAGAGGTATTGGGATTTAGGATTGAATTTAATATTGATTTGGGCACTGCTAGAAAAGAATTTGTTACTCTTATTGAAAGGGATGGGCAAATAATTGATTATGATGAACTTAGCGGTGGAGAAAAACAATTATGTAATGTTGCAATGGCATTTGCAATGAATGAAGCTCTTACGGCTTCTAAGGGTATTAACTTAGCATTTCTCGATGAGGTATTTGAATCTTTAAGTTCAGATAACGTAGAAGTAGTTACCTCACTAATACGTCACATATTCAAAGAGAAAACTCTATTCTTGATAACCCACTTAGATTCACTTCCTCTTGGTAATACCAAAATTCTGCAAGTGGAAAAGACCCAAGGCCTGAGTAGGTACCAATTACTATAATGGTATATAAAATACAATACACCATTATATTATGAACTCTAAGAATAAAGGAAATCGATTCGAAAGAAAAATTGCCGGGTTTTTTACGAAATGGACCGGGTACAAATTTGAAAGGAATAGAGCAGGGAGTGGAGCTTGGCATTCAAACAAGGACTCCACTTCCGATTTAACCTGTACTGATGAAAGGCATGCTCATAGATGTAAGATATCTATTGAATGCAAGAATTATAAAGAGATTAAATTTGAACATCTACTCTTAGGTAATAAGGGATGCGATATATTGAAATTCTGGGAACAAGCTTCTAAGGATGCAAAAAGAGCAAATAAAGTTCCTATACTCTGTATGAGATATAATTCAATGCCCTCAGAAGAATTTTTCTTTGTAGTTGGAAAGGATTTATCTTCCGTATTCTATAAACCCTTATTCGATAAAGCCAATATTATGGTAATTGATGTACCAAAGATAGATGAGATTCTTTATGTATTCATGGCTAGTGATATATTGAAGAATGTAAACTATAAGTTAGTACATAAACAAGCTAAGTTAATTCTTAAAAACCAGTAACCCATGAAGAAGCATACCCCATACTCATATTGTATATTTTACCTTGAAAGGAAGTACTGTGATAAAATCAATAAAGAACTCAAAGAAAAGGGGTATGACCAAATCAAGGCAATTATTCCTATGGTAAACGTATTAAGAAAAACCACAAAGGGTAAGATGGTATTCGAAGAAGTACCAGTATTATTCAATTATGGTTTTATGAGAATGCCCACTAAATTAGCATTCTCAAGGCCCTTTCTTAATAAGTTACGTAGGAATATATCTGGTATCAGAACTTGGTTACGTAATACCGAGACAATGCACCCAAGAAAGAAAAAGGTAAGGATTGACAATGCAGAAGACTTTGATGATTTCTCTTTAGTGGCTACTTGTAGTAGAAAAGAAGTAAGGCGATTTAAACGTATTGCTAGAGAGAATAAGAAGTTTTCAGTGGATGATTTAGTCAATGTAAAGCCTGGAGATTACTTAGTATTACGAGGTTATCCTTATGAGGGAGTAGATGCTACAGTATTAGAGGTTGACCATCTTTGTAAAAGGGTAAAAGTTCTTATATACCCCGAAATGGGGAGAATGGAAGTATGGTTACCCTTTGACAACGTCATTTATAGTGTATATTTAAACCATGACCCAGATAAACTTTATGCTAATTCTGGGGAATATGATCCTAATCAGATAACCAATGAAGCAATTGATAGTATAATGAGATATAGGAGAATTTAATGTTATGAACGAAGCTCAACAAAAAGCCTGGAGTTGTTTAATTGATAAAGAACAACAATCATTATTCCTTCAACTATCAGAAAGTAAATCTTCATGGGAAGCTGGTGAAATTTTAAAGTTATCTCATTACAAGTATCTTGAAATCCGGGAACGGTCAGAGAAATTCTTTAGGCTATTCTCGGATTTTTTTGAGAAACACACTTCTATTTTTCGACCAGATTGCCCCTGTGAGAGGAATTTCCAAGATTATATGGAGGGATGTTTAGAGAAACGATTAAAAAGAAAAGAAGCAAGCTTATTCACAGGAGACTCGGCTCAATTACTCCCAAAGGTAAACTCTAAAAATATAGAGAGAAACATGAAGAGGTTAAAGGAGTCTGATGATGAATGGGACATAGATACTCTAAGATTAATTCTTGAATTTGATAGGTGGAATAACTTTAGAATACTTCCAAGGATGCTACAACAGCCATCTGCATTTAAAAGGCGGTCGAATAAGAAGGATAAGATATATATCAAGTATCTTCTTAATAGAGTACCGGATTGGATGCACACTAAACTCAAGGAAAGGTTTAGGTATAAAGTAAAACCAGGAAAGAAAAAGTATTGGGTAGCTTTAATATCTGAGGACCTATATACCGATGGTTATCTATTGTTACCAGTAAGACCTTTGGATGAAGTAGTAGATGAATTCAGTAGATTTTACATGTATGTATTCAAAACTAAAGATGATGCTGATACCTTTGGTTTTATGGTATCTAAGTTTATGATTAAAACCGAATCTGTTAAGCTTGGACAAAAATTCTGGCCAGAGTACCGTTGCTGTGTGGAAAGAGCAGTAAACTATAATCAAGTGAACAACATAGAATTCAATATTAAGAAATTGGATATGGCTTATAACACACATATCAAGAGAAAGCATAAAAAACCTAAATCCACTGCTGCGAACCGAGCAAAAACCTCGGATTTTTATAAAAATAAATAGAGAAATAAGATAAGATTAAATTATTTATTCTTATATTTGCAAAGAAAATAAATGAATATTTAAAAATATTGATGATATGGCAAAAAAGAGTAGAAAAGACATGAAAGCCCCATCCAAGGAGAAATCAAATTTCCTTGGTGCTTCTGGGAGAAACATGACTTATAAGGATTTAAAGAGAAAGGCTATCATATTAGGGATGCCTTTCCCTGATGCTTGTTCTGCTGGGGTATTTGACTTATTACATTATATCAATGTATCAGAAGAAAAGCCCGATAAATCGTTAATTGATAAATATGACGATTGGATGGATAAGCAATTAGAAAATATTGGGTATTCGAAAGATGACCCATTAAGAAATTCTCGATTAAGGCTTGGGTTTCTCGGAGAAGAAGGGGAAAATGGGCAAAGAAGAACCAAACGAGTTCCTGGGATAAAGAAACCTCGAGAAAAGAAACCACCAAGAGAGAGGGATGAATTTAATCTTATCAAGGGTACAAAGAAATCTTATGTATTCGAATTAACTGCAAAAGGTTTTGAACTTGATAGAGTTATTCGGAGAATGAAAAAGAAATTCCCCGAAGCAAATGAGAAATCTATCAATCTTTGGTATAGAATGGCAAAGAGGAATATAAATGGTAAAACTAAAGGAAAGTAACAACGGACCCATACGACCAGATAGATATTATATATGGACTTGGAGACCAGATACTACCAATAAGATTGTTACTGAAAAGAAATTATATAGGAAACATCTAACCGGTATACCATATTTTACTAGACACCAAGTAAAGGTTACCTTAGTTTATCTTTATGGTGTAGATGTTCTTCAATATATCCATATAATATCTGGGAGGAAACTTATAAAACAAGGCATTAGAGAATTATCCGATATGAATGGTAAACTTCTTAAAAAGGGTAGTACTAAATTCTGGTTTAAGGGTAAATTCGTAAAAGCAAGGAAGTTCATAATGCCCGATGAATATCACATAGATAAACACCGACGAAGAAGATTTATGGTACAAATGCACCGAGTCTTTAAGTCTAAAGGAAAAAAGGAATTCAATGAAAGGTACTCAATCAAACTCTATGGACAACGGCAAGGCATATCTCCCAAGTATACAAGGCAAAAGAGATTACAAATCAATCTTGCTATCCTACAGGATTTACAACAGGCTGAGTCAAGAGGAGAAAAATAAATTCAATCTGTTATTCTTGCAGTATCCTCCATTGGTAAGTTCATTGGCTTTATATTTAAGAAAGAAGATGAACATCCCAATACAAAAGGTACTATTTATCAAAGCACAAAGGGATATGCTTGAAATATTCGATGAGGCATCACTTAAATTTTTAGGATATTTGCCCAAAGAAAGGTTTATTAAGAAGTCTCTATTATTTCAAGGGTTTGTTCCATTAGAGAGTATTAAACTTAGAAGGTCTTATGCTTATATAATGACAAATAGGATGATAGAAAATAAAATATGGGTCTACCCAATTCGATTATCCGATAACTATAAAACAATGATAAAAGGGAAATACAAATCCTATACCGAAGTATTTGGGAAGGTGGGTATTCCTGGGATAACTAAAATTAAATATAGCAATGAATAATAACGAAGGTTTTAAAATCACAGCACATCAACCAGCAAACCCATTTGCAGGTAAGAAGTTTAAGATAGTCACTTATCAAGGTGACAAGGAACTTGCCTCTCAGGCAATAACAATTGAATCTCAATTAGAATTAAAGACAACTCTAGATGAGATAAAACAATTCAATATTGCTCAGGAGGAATTATTAAAATCTGGGTATACTCAGAAATCCATACTGGTAAAGAAACTTATAACAGAGTGATATAAATAAATTATTAACCAACTTAAACATTACGAAAATGGCTAAGAAGAAAAAAGAAGTGGAACTGAAAGAAGTTTCCAGAACAGAAATCAATGGTGCAATCATCATTAAGTACGAAGACGGCTCAGTAAAGATTATCCCTGCTCCTATCATGCTTTCTGCCGAAGAAGCCGAAGACCTTTTTGGTTCTGAATCGGATGATGACGATGAGGAAGAAGAAGAGGAATCGGATGATGACGATGAGGAAGAAGAAGAGGAATCGGATGATGACGATGAGGAAGAAGAAGAGGAAGAA